CCATCTCAGAATGTAACAGAAGCACAGCCTATGTCACTTCTTGGAAATGGTGTTGGTCGGTCACAGGCAGAATTGTCAAAAACTTTATTCACTAATAATTCTGATGGTGTGCAAGCTATTAGTAGGCCAACTAGATCACAAAATAATGTTACTGGAACATTAGAGAATAGAGACATTAATCAACCTGTGAGATATTTGAATGGTGGACTTAATGTAGATTTTCCTGCAGGTACTCCGCTGTCTGAAATTAAAGCATTTACTAATACACACCGTGGATTGGTTGAGCAAAAAGCAGTAGATGATAAGATAGCTGCAACTAAGGCAACAGCATTGCAAGCATTAAATGGCGGACGAGGTTCAGCACCTGAAATGCCAGTAATGCCTGATGTTCGTGGGATGGAAGCGCATCAGGCAGGTGTATTGATGGATGGGTATAAGGCACAAATTGCATCACGTGATAATTGGTTGCAAAATGCTACTCAAGGCAAGAACTATGATGATCAGAATGCTAATCAAGCAACTCAAAATAGCATTAACGCCAAGCATTATGCTACTAATGATACTAATAGTGCAGAACAAAATCGAATTACTGAAGAAAATAATAAATTAACTAATCTTCGTTCAATGGCGAATAATGATTCAGAAATTGCTTATCGTAATGCACAAATTAAAGCAATGAAAAGTCCTATTGATTCTATTAATCAATTAACTGCACAACAGAAAGAAGCTGCTAGAAATGATGCTTATAAAGCATTTCAAGAACAGCAGAAAAATCCTCTTGCAGTGCCTATAAATGCTGCTGATTGGCTGAGAGATTCACCATATAGTAATCTTTTTCCAGAGTATAGTTATAAAAAATCTCCTGATGCTGTAATGAATGAGTTTAAAAAAGATCCTACAGTATGGCAACGTTTTCAAAAGTATTCACCTGAACAGCAGCAAGCCCTTATTAAACAGCAGAGGTTAAGATAATATGAATGATCTGCATAAACTTTTTGATGAGTTTGATTCCTCTATGAATAATCAAGAGTCAAATAATCAATCAACAGAGAAAAACCAATTACATTCTGTTTTTGATGAATTTGATAATAATTTGGCTGTTGAAACAAATCTAAATAGTGTTGGTGGATTCGTATCATCTGCTAAACAATCATTGGGATCGACTATCAAAGGTGCTGGCCAAGTTATTTCTGATATTGGGATTACTGATAAAGATAACTTCTTAAAAAATTATGGGCAAGAAATAATCGCAGCTAATCCTACAGCAGTAAAAGGATTAGGCGATATTCTTGATAAGCCTATAAAAACTGTTACTGAAGCAGTTGGTAATGCTGCTGGATCAATTGTGCCAATGTTAGGTGTTCGTGCATTAGGTCAAGGTATTACAGCAGCAGCTCCATTTACAGGCCCAGCTGCACCTATAGTTGCTGGTTTAGGTCAAGCAGTCGCCTTTGGTGGTCCAGCAGTTATGGCAGCACTGCCATCTTTTGGTGGAATTCGCGAAGTTCAAGAAACAAAAAATCCAGAAAGTAATTTCAAGGATAAAGCTATTGCTGCCCTTGGAGCTGCTACAGTTGGTATTATAGAATCTAAATTCGGGCCACAAGATTGGGCTTTAAAAATGACCACTGAAGCTGGTAGAAAACAGCTTGCTGGATTTATGGCTGATAAGACAATTATGCAAGCTATAGGCAAAGGTGGTATTAAAGGTGCTGCTATTGAGGGGGCTGAAGAACTTGTACAAAGTCCAGTTGAACAATTAGCTGGATATGATAATCCATTGACTAAAGAGAATCTAACTGATACTGCCTTTGGTAGTGTTATGGGTGCAGTCGGTGGAGGTGTTCTCGGTGGTGCAATGGGGCCAATAATGAAAGGTTCTAATACCCAAGAAACAAAAACTCCACAAGAACTTGAACTTGATAAACGTGCATCAAACATTCTTACTCAGGACAAAGATAAAGTTGCTCAAAGTGTTCAGCAATTAACTGAACAACTTACATCGAATCAAGAACTGCTTAAAGATGCTCAAAAACTTGATGCTAAAGCAAAAGAATTAAATATTGAGCCAGCTGCTTTGGTTGCACAAATTGTTAAAGATAACAACATTAATCAAAGTTTAATTACAAAAATTAATACTGGAATTGCTGCTAATATTGCTGAACAAAATAAAGCAAAGCAAGAAGAATATAATAAACTATCTCCAGAAGAAAAGATTGTTAGAGATACCACTGATAGACTAAATGCACAAAGATTAGCTGCTGAGCAGAAAATCAATGATGAAACTAAATTACTCAATGATAAAGAAGCATTAGCTACTAAACAATATTATGAAGAAAAAGATCCGGCAAAAAAGAAATTAATTGCTGAAAGTGTCTTTGCTATTCGTGATGAAAAGAAAAAACTTTTTAGTAATCAAGATCAGCAGATTCAAGATCAGCAAGTTACTGTGACATCTGATTTTACTACACCTAAGAAGGCTGATGAAATTCGTAGAGAACAAGAGAATTTCTATAATCAAAATTGGGCATTAGATACGCAGAAAAGTGCTTCAGAATCTGCACAAGTATTTGAATCTAATACAGCTCAACAAGAAGAAATGCTAAGACAAGTTCTTCAAGAGAAAGATCTTCAGAAAAAACAAGCTCTTCAACAGACCATGGATTCTATTACTCAAGAATCTGATCCTGTGATTCGGCAGAAACTTTACAATCAAATGTTTGAGCAGCCTACTGTTAAGAGTGCTCAAGAATCTGCTGAAGTATTTCAAGCAACTGATTTGAAAAATGCTTCTGGTAAACCATATAAAAACAGAGCATATCTTGAAGGATTAATTAGTGAGCTTCCTGATGCTGAAAATTATGATATAATTGAAAGTCCTGAAGGATTTATTGCAATCAAGAAAAACTTTGGTACTAATGAAAATTCTGGAATAGCTGAATCAAGTTCGTTCATAAATGAACAGTCAGTCGATGCTGTTAAACGAGCTGAAAAGCCAAAATTTAAACCAGTCAATCCTACATCAAAACCTTTTAAGCAATGGTTTGCAGGTTCTCAAATAACAGATGATAATGGTAATCCTTTACTAGTATATCATGGATCACCTACTTTTGGCATAAATGAAAATGCTCAATGGGCTTTTGATTCAAACAAACTAGGCAAGAATGTTCATTCTTCGCTGACTGGATTAGGTCATTTCTTTGCTACTGATATAAATGAATCTTTAGGCTATACTGAAGGTGCTAAAGGAAAATTACATACAGTTTATCTGAATATTAAAAATCCATTAGAAATGAACTCATGGGAGTTTCCTGTTTTTAATGATTCTGCTGAAGCTCGAGCATTTGCCAAAAGAAAAGAACTTCAAGGATATGATGGATTTTTTATTAAAGATGAAGGACATTATGTTGCATTTGAACCTAATCAAATTAAATCAGGTGAAATAAATACAGGTGAGTTTGATCCAACTAATCCTGATATTAGATTTCAAACAACTGAATTTAAAAATAATAATCCATGGGTAATTATTGAAAATGCTTATGGTGATTGGAAAATTAATAAGGATTTTAAAACCAAAGCTGATGCTGAATCGTGGTTTGGTAAAAATAAAATAAAAAGAGATCGGTATGGTAATTATGAAATTATCGAAAATGGTACTACACATTTAATTTTGCGTAAAAATGATCTTGAATCTTCAGGATATTCTTTACCTAAGTTTCAAGCAACTAATCAAGCAGACTTAAGCAAAGTTAATCTTGATGATATTAAAAAAGCTTTTCCAAATCAAGAAGTAAGTCAAGCTGCTGATGGAAAAGTTTCAGTAAAATTTAATAATGGTCAAGGCTTAACAATTAATAGCATTCAGGAAGCTGGTCAGGGCTTTGTTAAATTAGCAATTGAAACTGGGCAGATGTCAAAGACAGGCAAGATCCTTGGCATTACAGTAGGATCAGAGATTCTTCTTGATGAAAACTTTGCTGATAACAAAACGCTATGGCATGAGAACAAGCATGTATTAGATAATCTTGGTATGATTAATGCTGAAGATGACTTAGCACTAAATCGCGAATTTAATAAACTTCGTAAAGCAGGTAAGTTAGAATTTGCTCTTAGTACTCATGAAGATGCAAAGCAGCGAATGGTTGAGAATCGTGCGAATATGTTTGCTCAAATCATGGTCAATCGAGAATCATATAGAAATACTCCATTCGGTAAAGTGATTCAGAGAATCATGGATTTCTTTCAGCATTTGCTGAGTTTTGGTAAGCAATCAGTTTCAGACTTAGCTCGTGAAGTAGAAAGTGGAAAGATTTATGAGAGACAAGCAGCTAATCAAACACTTGAAGGAAAAGAGTTGATGCAAGTTGCACAAGCATTTTATTCAAGACTTCAAAGTGCAATCTTTAATGATTTTCCTACAGAACTCAAAGCACAGAAAGTTATTCCGTATCTGAAAAGTAAATTGAAAAATACTAATGAGCAAAGACCTTATCAAGAGATTCAGGCTATTGGACTTGATGCTTGGTTAGCTGCTAAAAATCCTGCTGATATAGTTACTAAAGAAGAATTGAGTAACTTCGTCAAGGCGAATATGGTTGAATTTGAGGATGTGATATTAAGAGGAGATGTATCTAAAAATAGTCCATACTTACAAAGTGAGATAACTCATTTTGATCAATACACCGAACCCGGCGCAGTTGAAGGCAGTTACAGGGAGATGTTTGTTACTGTTCCTGGAACGGATATGGGCATTCAGTACGATGAAAATGAAAGACCGCTATTTGATGCTTCTGGTACATCTAAAAAAGCAAGCTGGCAAGATGGTCATTCTCAATATTCAGATATAACTAATCCTATAGTTCGTATCCGCTTTAATGAAGTAAGTGCAGATGGTAAACGAATCTTGAGAATTGAGGAGATGCAAGGCCCATCAGATACTAATCAGAAGAAGATGCCATTGCACCTTAAAGAGAATATTTATCAACTTGGAGTTAAGAGAATTATTGCTTACGCTAAAGAGAATGGATTTGACGGTGTAGCATTATCTACCAAACCTGAGATGTCTGCTGGTGAAACTCAGGCTGATAGGTACTCGCTGGAGAAGCAAGTTAATCAGATATATGCAAAACCATTAAAGAACGGTAAATTCTATTTAGAAGTTAATGGAAAAGATGGAGATCCTATTTATTCTGGTGATGTATTAGCCAATGAGCTAGAAAATCATATAGGCAAGGAACTGTCAAGGAAGATAATATCAGATAATGGAGGTACATACTCTGGTCTTGATCTCAAAGTAGGTGGTGAAGGTCTTAAAAAGCTCTATGACAATCAGCTACCTAAGATGCTTGAATCTTATGGTAATGCAAAATTTACATCTGCTGAAAGCAGTAATATACAAGAAGATGTTCCAGTATCTAAAGAAGAAGCATTAAAGTCACTTGCTAAAGGTGAAATGATTTTTATAGGTAATGAAATTGCCGATCAACCATCAGAAATTGAAAATTATCAAGGTGATATCATTACTGTTGTTAGGCCTATGATGATAAAATATCTTCCAATTACGGCCAAATCTTCTGATAGCTTTTCAATGTTTCAAGTTTCAGAACAAAAGATTCCTCAAGCAATTTATGATGAATTACATGCAGAGAAAAGTAATCTTCTGAAGAATTATGCACAATCAGCAAGAATCAAATATCATGAGATGAAACTTCTTGCTGATAAAGCACTTGGTTCAATATCTACTAGGCTTGGTCTTGTTGATGATGAACTTCCAGAACATTTAAGGCAACTTGATTTTGATACAGCACATAAAATTATTGCTATACTTAAACCAGCAAATAAAATACTTGATATAACTTATGGAAAGAAAAATAAGTTAGGTATTCGTCAAGGTGGCATGTCAGCAATAGATCGCGATGAGTGGAATATAGCGAGACTTCAATCTGATGAAGGCAAGATCGAACAGATTTCTCAGAAATATAATATGAAAGAACTGGTTGCTGAACTTAGAGAAAAGCTTAATCAAGTTCGTTTAGATGCAGAAAAAGTAGGATATGATGTAGGTTTCATTGATGAGTATTGGCCACGAGTAATTAAGGATCGTGAAGGATTCTTACAGGCTACTGAAGGAATTTCTCATGAACCTGTATTTACTCAGGCATTTAGAGAGCAAGCAAAGAAACTTGGAATAACTCAAGAAGAATTTGAACGTGATTTTCCTACTGTTAAAGCAGACATAATTAGTAACATTATTCTTGGTAAATCTTCAGGAATCAGTGGCCCAGGTAACATTCAAGGACGTGTATTTGAGACTATTCCAAAAGAGTATATACAATTTTATATGGATGCTGATGCTGCTTTGATGCAGTATGTTTATAGTATGACCAAGAAGATCGAAGCAAGGAAATTCTTTGGTAAAGTTCCTACAAGAATTAGCAACCTTAAAGCAGCACAAAAAAGAAAGACAGCAGACCTTATAAAGTTTGAACAACTTGCTGATATGGCGCGTGCTGAGAATCCTGAAAGATTGGCTGAATTTGAAGAACGAATTACTAAGCTAAAAGAAGATCTCAAATTGATTGAAGAGCCATTAAATTTATACAAGATTCAAGATGATTACAGTGATAATATTGGCACTTATATTGATGGCATGAGAGCCGAAGGACGTATTAAGCCAAAAGATGAAAAGATGGTGAGTGATATTCTTAAGGCAAGATTCAATGAACATGGAACAACTGGTATAGTTAATACACTTAAAAATGCTGCTTATATTGATGTTATGGGAAATCCTTTAGCAGCTATAACGCAGATTGGAGATCTTGCTTGGGCAATGTACGTTGGTAAAGTATGGACTCCAAGTGGTTTTATCAGCACAGGTAAAAATCTTGCTAAAGCAGTAATGAACAAATCTAATATAACTAAAGAAGATTTAGGTATTGAAAGGATTGCTCAGGAGTTTGCTGATGGAACAACAATGAGTAAAGCAGTTAGTAAAGTGTTTAAAATGGTTGGACTAGAAAAGATGGATTCGATTGGTAAAGAAGTCTTGATTAACAATGCTCTTGATCAATTTAAGATTGAAGCGAAAAAGAATCCTGAAGCACTTGCTAAAAAGATTAGACCAATTTTTAAAGGCAAATCGCTGGAAGTAGTACAAGAGATTTTAGCTTATGATCCATCAAGTAATTCAACTATTGAACCTACTGAAAATCTCAAGAGACTTTTGTATTCTAAAGTATTAGATTTTCAACCAATAGCTCTTTCAGCAATGACTGAAGGATATCTTACTGGAGGCAATTATAGGGCATTTTATATGCTAAAGACTTATAGTTTACAGCAATTTGATGTTTTTCGCCGTGAAGTTTTTCATAACATCAAGTCTGATGATCCACAAAGAAAAATTCAAGGGATTACAAACATGATTCAGCTTGCAGCATTGCTTACACTTGCTAATGCTGGAGCAGATGAAATCAAAGATTTTATGCTTGGGAAAGAAACAAAGTTCAGTGATAATGTCATTGAAAACTTGTTAGTTCTTGTGGGTGCTTCAAGATATATTAAAATGAAAATAAGTAGAGACGGTCTAGGATCAACACTTAGTCAACAGATTCTTCCTCCTATGCATTTCGTAAATTCAGCTAGTAAAGACTTAATGGAAGGATATGATAATTATGTTTCAGGAGATACTAGCAAGTTTGATCATGCAAGAATCATAGATTCGATTCCAGGATTAGGCAAACTTTATTATTGGCACGCTGGTAGAGGAGCTGATCTTAAGAAATCAATCGCAGAACAAGAATTTACAAAGGCAGGAACAGATGCAAGATTGTTTAAGAAGCAGCTTGAAAACTCAACTGATAAAAGATTCTTCATTGAATCGAATTTAAATCGATTTAAGCAAATGAAGTTACAGGAGAATTTTCAAGCAGCATTGAATAGGAATAAAGCAGTGATAAACAAGTTGGAAAAGATACCTTCAACAGAAAATGTTCAGACTAGACTTGGACAACTCAAGTTCCAGCGTGAACAAATTCTGAAGAAGTATCAAGAAGTTGCAGGAAGTTTACAGTAAAAAATAATCTAATAGGGTGTGGAGAAATCCATGCCCTATTTTTTATTGATGCAACTAAAACAGGTTTTCCTTTCTTACCAATTGCAGCAATAATTCCATATATACTTTGTGTTTGATTATACATAGGCATTACAGTATCACCATCTAACCATACAACATCATTCACATTAAAATCAGCTCCAGCAATATGTATTTGAGGATTTTTAATTATTCCACTAGGTAATTCAGCAGCCCATCTTTTATCTTTTCTCATAATTTATACTTTAGAGAATTTTTTAAAAGTTTTATTATTTTATTAATGGTAAGTTTCTTTGGAATAATTTGCATTTTTTCAAAATCTATATTTGATAAATCAATATAAGTCATACCTTCTTCTTTAATTTTAACTAATCCAAAACCATTTTCAGGATTATTAACATCTTCAATTTTTGTTGTTTTACTATCAATATAAATTGTATATTTCTGCATTTTTAATCCTCAATTGCTTTTAACAAGTTACTAATTTAATAATGTGTGGAGAAATTCATGCCATATTAAGTTAATCATTTATTATCTATGAAATCCCACGTCATCATATTCATCACCCGCACCATGTCAGGATGAGCTGACGGATGAGTTCTCAGTTTGCGGATATGCGCCCACTCAGCAGCATCAGTAGTGACAATAATCTCGGTCTTTAGGGCATTGGGAAGGACGGCTCGAGCTTGTTGAGGTTTGAGGGCATTTTGATGAAGCATGCAGTTGTAATAGAACTGAGCACGCTCACAAGCCTCTTTGAAATTATTCCTGTTAGGACAGCTCCAATCTTCAAACCCAGCAGGCTCAATGAACTCCATGTCCTTGCCGCCGTAGTTCACGTATCGTGTTGATTCCTGGGCGAAACTACAAGGCCGATGCCTGACCAGTTCATGACTGACTCCTCGGTCACAGATGAACTTAGCTGAATAACGGTGAAGTTCTTGTGGTATCTCGTTGTGTGGGCAGGGTTGCCAGAGACTTAATGAGTCACGATCCCAGTCTGTATCAAATAAACCTCTGTATAAATTTAGGAATGGTTGAAATAATTCAGGATAAAAAGTGCACTCAACCACTTGCTGATACCATGCAGTCAAACTTCCGCCAACATAAGTATGATTTTCTTTTACTACTGAGTTGAGATATTTTCCTAAGCAATTAACCACTACTACATAAGGACTTTCAAATTTCACCACGAAATTCGAATGTTCAACCATCGCCAGATGCCCAGCCTTGATCAGCTTCTTGACGAATCCTTCAGCACTGGTCTCGGTGATCTTATCCTCTGACTTGTAGCAGGTACGCCCTGCTATCTCAATAAACTTGAGAGCACTCCCGTATTCCGTTGGTATTGCTCCGTAAAACTCGGCACTTGGTTTAATAATCTTCATTTTTTAAATCTCCTTGTTTAAATAAGTATCTAATTTCAACTTTAAGACCTTGCTTTTTTGCCTGATCAATTCCATACTGCATACCTTTAGTTATTCCAAGATCAGCATATACTACAGTTGCTTCAGTTACAACTTTCCATGCAAGGCCTGCGTCAATACCAAGCTGACGCTCTTCAGGGATATCATCATTTAATATATTATCTTGAGTATAAAGAAGGTGACTTGCTATTGGAGCTTCTCCACGAAGTAAGCTATCTCGAACGCAACGTCTTGCATACTGAATGTTTTTAAGAACATCTCCTGCGTAAGGACTTTCTAATATTACTAACCTCATGTTATTCAATTCTCCCAAGATACAAGCTTTTTCATCTTTAAGTATTTTTGTTTCTAATATTTTATTTACTTGATTAATAGCATCTTGACCACAATCTAACCACATTGATACTTGTTGATATAATCCACTATAACCTTTTGAATACCAATCAGAACCATTATGCTGTGCATGACGAACTTCTATTATTGTTTGCTGAAGAGTTTTAATATGCTCTAATAATTCTATTTTTTCTTCATCTCCCATATTGTTTCTCCCTGAATTTGATAGGACATGGATTAATTGGATTAAATCTTGCAAGTTCATTCTTATATTCAAGATAAAGTTCATCCCAATCAACAATCTTCTCTCGTGAATATTCTAAAAGATCCTTTCCAGTTCGATCTGCACAATGACCATGATGACATTTAAAGGTCATATAACCATCAGCTAAAATAAATACTGTGGCTCTATCATCAGAAGGATCAGTATGCTCAGCAGCCCATGGACAACTAACATCATAATGACTTTCATTCAGAATACTTTTAATTTCAATCTTTTGCCATGCAGGATGTTTTGCTGCATAATGATCCTCAAGAAATTCATAATCACTTGATTGAGAATATTTTGAAGATTTAATTAAATCAATTTCAAATGCAGCAGCTAAGTCAGTGATAGATATTTTCACTTCTGGCTGCCAGATAATCATATTACATTTGAAAATCTTACCATGATTCAGTTTGACTTTACTCTTTTTTGTATTATAACCTTCAGGCAATCGAACATATCTTGTAACTCCAAGCATTCCTGAATCAACACCATCAGGACAAATCTTATGCACTAGACCTGTTAGCAAATTTTCTACTGTTGATCGTTCTTTGCAAGGTTCGGTTAAGATATATCCCCATTGCTGAGAGCCTGGTGAAGTTTCAAGTATCCAACTCGGTGCAGGTTTATCAAGCATAAGATCGATTGAAATTTTTTCTCCAACATCATCTATTACTATGCAGTGAGTTGATTTAAAAAGTTCTTTCCTTCGACGAGCAAGTTCATCAGCTGTTTCATGAAATAAACTAATTGTAAAGTATTGATTTGCAAACTCTCGAAGTTCTATATTTACATAATGATTTCCTAACCATGCTTTTTTACTTTCTTCAGTAAATCCTATTCCTGGATCATGAAAAAAATCTGTCACATGAGACCAGATAAAATCATTTCCAAAGATTGCACTTAAGAATTCTTGATTTGAAATGTCCATAGTTAAAAAATGCGTTTGGTTGTTCACTTTTGAACAGAACTTGTTTCGTGTTTTTCAATTTTATCTATAAGTTTCTTAACACGTTCTTCCATTGCATAAAGTCTTTCAAGCTCGTCAGCTGCTTGTAATCTTGCTTCACGTACAGCATTTTCACTTACATCATATGGGTTACGTAAATGATGTAACATAACATTTTTATCCATGAAGGTGTCCTTTTTGGTGCGAATCTGTCGTCAGGATGCCCATGACGCAACGAAAAAGTTTTCCTGGTACGTTCCCATTGGTAAAAAAAATCGTTCCGTCACGGCCATTTAAAAGCCTTTATTAGAAAGTTAATCCAAGGTAATAATTTCTAACTTAAGCAATTCAAAGAAACATCGTTTCGTTGCTGTAATATCAGCAAAGGCATCATGAGCACCATCAAAGGTTTCTTCAAATAAAATTTGATGCAGTTCAACAAGCTTTGGCCATTTCGGTCTTCCAGCTTTATTCAACAAGCCACAAAACTTAACAACCGCTTTATCTTGCATAGTACAATAACCTGGCATATCAAGATAAAATGCTGATCGAGCTTCATCAGAAAGAGCATCAATATTTCTTTCCATCAAATGCCGAACATATTTAATATCAAAAGCAAGATTATGACAAACCATCAGATCAGCCTGACGAAGCAATAATCCAAATTGCTCTGCTGCTTCAAGTTCATGAACTCCTTCAGCATCAGCTTTCTCAACTGATATTCCATGCACTTCTTGTGCAAATGGATTCATTGATCTACCATTTGCTTTGATTATTGTATTCATCTTAGCAAGACATTCATTTTGATTTGCTAAGATAGCACCAATCTGAACTGTCCATGCTTGATCAGGATGGTCTGCTGAAAGTTCTTTTTTGATAAATCCTGAAGTTTCAGTATCAAAGAAAAGTATTTTAGTATTATCATTAAGTTCAATAGCTTTAAGTGTCATTTAATCAATTTCCTTTTAGTTTAATTTTTTCTTAATTACTTTCTATATAATCCCAAGCTTCTGGAGTCTCTTCAAGATTATCAGGATTACCTGGATGTGTACAATAACCACATGGTGGATTTAAGTGGCAACTACAACAAGAATCACTCATATCTGCTTCGAATTCCTGCTGAAGTTTTTCACCTAAATTATTTAAAACTCTTTGCATACTCATTGAAAATTCTCCTTTTTGCATTTAACTCTTTTTTAATAAATTTCTATCCATCAACCTAAAAACCGTATCATCCAAATAACCAGATCGATCAATTTCTTTTATACTTCTAATCGTAGTATATCGAGATGCTGTTGCAGAATTTTCAGCTTTAATCATTCCTGATTGTTCGGCCATTTCAACATATCCACGAAGTTGCGGAATATTATCAACATCAAGATGAAAGGTTCTTGTCAGTTCAGACCAATCAAAGTATTCTCTTGAATCAATAAAACTAAGAAACTTAGCATAAACATTTGCTTGACTTGATAAGCCCAAACCATAAAAAGCATTTGGCATTTCTTGCTCAGTTACCTGAAGAATAGTTAATGCTTTTTCAAAATGCTTCTCAGTTATAATCATGCTATTTGATTCAGCTACAGATACTAACATGCAAAGCTTATTAAGATGTAACGGACGCCTGTGATTATATCCTAAAAATTTATCTGATATAACACCTGAATCATCATAATCTGTTTCATACCAACGAACATATGCAGTTAGAAATTCCTGTGATAAAATAAAAGGCCCAGATAAATTTGCTATTTCCTGCAGGTCATTTTCAAGATTATGAATGATTTCTTCTTCTTCTTCAGTTAAAAACTGTAAAGCCGTTCTTTGCTTTGGGCCATTGCCTACTACGAAAATAATTCGTGATATTAATCCGCCGCCGACAGCATCTTGACTGAGCTTAGCTTGAAGCAGACTTGGAGTTATCGCGCCGATGATTGTCAACCAGCAATTAGATAAATCTTCATTCTTTCTTGCAAGAGTTTTATACTTCCAACTATCTGAACAATCAAAAAGGTCAGTTAGTGAGCTTATGAGCATTTGATCTCTATCAGAAAGAAATACTTGAAACTCTTCTGACCAGATCGAAACACTTTTATGCTTTTTAGTTAATCCTTGAGGATCAACATAACTATCTTCGCTGTCCATGATCTCTTTATAAAGTGCTTGTGTTGAACCAAGTGAATCTGCTCCCATAGGAACATTTAGAGTTTGTACAATTGATTTTGCAATTTTCATTGCAGTTCCTTTCCGACCTCCTGGCGGACCGACTAATGAAACAAATAAATTTGGATAAACATAACCACGAAGAGCTCCCCAATTGCAGTAACATTTTCTACGAAGTGCTGAACTAAGGGCAGTAAGTCCAGACCAAAGATGATACAATTCTGGAGGTTCTGTGCGTTGCGTGTACTTCATATAATACTCTAGCCAATCCGATAATTGTCGTGACATTGATTAACCTTTAGGTTTAAAAAATTGCTTAGGACAAGTTGTTGCACACCAGGAATCAGGATCCATTTTTTGACTGTGCATTACTCCACAATGTTGTGATTCAGAATACCAATGACAATTTTTACATTGCACAGTTAAGCCTTCAATAAATTCAGGCATATCTTTTGTACCTTCCCCAATTTCAATAGTGATATTAAATTCTTTATCAAACATAATTTTAAAATCCTATTTTTTTAATTGCTTTATCAACTTGTTCTTGAGTAAACTGATCTATTCCTGCTGTGTTACCTGCCCACTGAGTGCCAATCTTGGCGTCTAAACCTATTGTAAAACTCTTACCTTTATAAGTAAAGGTATGTGTCATGTGTTCTTTGATGATTAAAAGAATTTGCAGCAAATTTGGTATTTGACTTTTATGAAACATAAAAACATCTGAATCGTGAACAGTAGTTAAAAGCCTAATATCAAAACCCTCTTTACCTAATCTAGGATCATTAGCTATTTTAATTGTACCACGATTGAGAAGTTCTGCTACAGTAGATTGTGGCTTATAGCTGTAAGCGTTTCTAAATAATGCTGGATTCATTTCACCTAAAAATTTCTTAGGTCTACCAAAAAGATTAAACAAAGTTCTTGTTGCCTGAACCTCTTCTTCAATGGAACGATGCCAACGCTTTAATCCAGGAAATCTATCAGTATAATTTGTAAGAAGTTTCTTGCATTCTGATTGACTCATAAATATTTCTTCTTTAGCAAGATTATCAGAGAATGTTTGTGGGCCCATACTGTAGTTGCTAGCATGAACTACCTTCTTCCCCATATACCGCATGGTTGATTTTTGATCTTCTTTATTTGCATGATGCTCTGCAATAACATCTTCAATAGGTACATGAAAAATTTTACTTGCATTGAAGCTATGCACATCAATTCCACTGACAAATGATTCTATCATATTTGCATCTTGTGCAAGATAAGCAACTACATGCGCTTCAGCCTTTGCTAAATCAACCTCACATAAAATCCAATCAGGATCAGCAACCAAAAAGTATTTAAAAACATACGGTTGATTCTGAAGATTTGTTCCAGTTCCAAAATAAGTTCCTTCAGTAGCAATTCTGCCTGAACTTGTTCCAGAAATTTTATGATTGCATCGAAGTCTTTTATCTTCATCAACTGATACATTAAAATAAGTAGAAACAAGTTTAGAGTACTTACGAATTTTGATAATGATCTTTGCTTCAGTAGAACCTTTACCGCCATTCTTTGCAATTCTATGTAAGGCAACTGAATCACATGAAGCATTACCAGATTCACGATTAATGTAAGGTTTAATCATGCAAATACCATAAAAATATGCAATCATTTGTTTTGCTGATGCAGGATTTATTTCTTGTCCAGCAGTTTCATTCAGCTGTTTTTGTAGCGAAATTATTTTCTCTTCATACTCTACTTTAGTTTTCTCAATACCATCAGTATCAGTTAATATACCATTAAATTCCATTTCCATTAATGGTTTATGTAAATTCATTGTATATTCTAAAGCATCAGAAGCATCAAATTCTTCAAGCTCCTTGATCAAAGCTTCTGAAATAGGAAGTAAATAAGCTGAATCTTTTGCATTATAATTCCAATAGCTTGCCCAATCTTTGATGACTTTCAAATGTGATTGCTTACCATCATCCTTATAATATGGATAATAAGTATAACAGGATGTTAAATAATCTAAACCTTTGGGCAAATCAGTATAACAAATATGCTGCGCAAGCATCGTATCAAAATAAAAATTTTCAGTTTTAATATTCATCGTTCTAAGAATGAACATTATATCAAACATTCCATTTTGAAGAATCTTTTTAATGTTTTCATCAGCTAATATTTTTGCACAACCAATCCAAATCTTTACTTCTTCTTCAGGAGACCAGTAACTTCCTTGATTATTCATCAGAGGAATACACATACTTTTGATTTTACCTTCATCATAAATAGCAAAGGAAAAGCATGTAATAAATTTTGGAGTTGCTTCTATATCAAAGCCAACGAACTCTTTGGATTGAACAAGAGCATAAAACTGCATGACTTTTTCAAATCCGGGCTTGATAATTATTTCTGTATTATCAGTCAGCAAACTTGGATCTTCAATGAGTTTCAGAGCCTTAGTAAAGTCTGCAATCATTGTATAAAAGTGTACAGGTTTACCAGTAAAAGTGGTAAATGATGGATGGAAAGAAAAACCTATAATCTTGCCTGCAAGTTTCTCTTTAAGGTGAGGAAATTCTTCAGCGTGATAAAATGATCCACGAAACTTTTGAATAGAATCAAATCGTGGCTCATCAATCAAAAGTCTCATAGCAGTATCTCCAAGAAGCATGATAACTTTTCCTGGAAATTCGGCAAGTTCATCAATCAAAGCTCGTTGTAGTTCACCCCATTTAGGATGACGCCAACCTTTATCAGTCCAAAGCTTGCTGACATTATTTTTAGGCAACTTTGCCTTACAAGCATTAGTTAAATAGATTTGATACCTAGCCAGTCTAACAGCAGCACATATACGATTAAACTGTGCTCCATTCGGCCCTAAGAAAGGCTCAGCCTTAAGTACTTCAATATCATTCGGGGCATCTCCAACCATAGCAATGATAGCTGTATTAATATTATTAGTTGGAGGACATTCTACTGCAAGAATATCAAGAGAATTATTCTTTTGATCTTGTTCGCTAGTAGGATCTTTTGGAATTTTCATTATTATAACCTATCCTTTTTAAGTTGTCCTGGATTTGGAGCTTTAATTTCATGCTTACAATCCAAGCAAAGGTAACTCTTTACCCTAATAATATTTGAAGTCAGAATACCTACGGCAAAGTTATAATTAGGTTCTGCCTTGTATCCGTTCGGATAACTTTTAGTAGCAAAGCCAATTTCTAAAGGTACAATGTTTTTGTGCATACAACAATAAGTTCCTTTATCAGGAGGCTTTTCCTCAGTCATTATTTTTCCTGGTTCATACTTTGACATATTACTTACCTCCTTTATTAATGTTCAGCAAAAGACATCGTATAACCAGCACCATCTCCACACATCATCACAGTTGCCCAACCATAAAGAGAAAATATAACATAAAATTCTCCATCATTGTATGAATAACAAAAGTCATTGATAGATGTTTCTGCAAGCATATCTTAAAGTCCACTTATGTCTGCTGAAATTCCAGTGTATTGTTCTAATCGCTGATAAAATTCTGGAATATATTTCTGACTTTTATCACAGCCAATTGGCATCATCCTTGCTTTAGCAGCAGAAATAAGACAATTCCCTGAACCTGCAAAAGGAGCTAAAAAGATAGTTCCCGGTTGAGCTAATGCCTTAAGAAAATGATCGTAAAGTTTTACAGGCTTTTCCCATTGATGAATACGATTAGCAGCATTACCAGAATCAATACTTATAGCACTTGGCAGACTTGGTGTATTAAACTGTGCATTTCCTTTCCTGAATAATAAGTACATTTCCCAATTACTAACTAATCCACGTTTTGGCTGATTAGTACTTCCACCAGATTTCATCCAAGCACCAGGTTGCTGAACTTGAAAGCCAATACTTTCAGCAATCTTATTAATTTCAGTATAATGTTCTTTACCAGTCCAGCAAAGTACCCAACTTGCATCAAGCATTTTGTTATAGATCAAGGGCAAGTAATTAAAATAAAAGTTATACAATTCTTTCTCATCCCAATCAACAGCTTTGCTTGATATTCCATTCGTTTTGCCATAATTCTCATTAAAGCCAATTGCATAAGGTGGATCAAGTTCAACCAAGCCAACAGAGTTATCAGGAATCTTATCCAAGAAAGTCTTGTAGTTTTCAGCGACATAAATAACACTGATGTTTTGAATGGTTTCTTTATCTTTTTCAGAAACCAGATCATCATTCAACTCATCTAAACCATCATCTGAAACAGTCATAGATGAAAGATCTTCTGATGAAGAATCTGAAGAAACTTTAACTGCTGGCTTTTGTGCTTTAGGTTTCTTAGGTACTTGAAAATTACCTGACTGAAGTTCTTGCAATCGTTCCTTTTCAACATCAGTAAAACTATCCATCCGCTGAATTGCAATTGCTTGATTACCAAATGCTTTATAAAGTTCTCTTGCACGACCTTTAGTTGTTTGTTCTTTCAGCTCAGGGAAGATTTTCAGTGCTTCAGCAAAAGCCAAATCAGTTGATAAACCACCTAGACTACAATAAAGCCTCTTCGCAGTCTCGCGATATCCCCAAGTTTTTCCATCTTTCTCTGCAAAGTCTTTCCAATAGTTATGCAACTTATACTTTAGTTCTATTTCTTCATGCCAAGCAAATTCTTTCCGATCCATATTGGAAAGCATTTCAATCAACACATGATCATCTTGAGTAATACCGAAGACTACCCGTGCTTCAATAGTAGCAATTTCAAGACTTTCAATAGCTTTAATTCTGTGCAATCCATCAATGAGAACATTATTTTCATCAATCAAGATTGGTGTTAGCTGTCCAACCATTTTGATCGAGTTAGCAAGGGAAGAAATATCACCTATTACATTTCTTGCACGATCTTTAATGATAATATCAGTTATTTGTTTTTCTTCTACCTGAAAAAGATGCATATTTTATCCTTATTAAAAATTTAATTATTATTAATTACTAAGTGGTTATTATAAGCAGTTAGTAATGTAGCCTTTACATCTTCTGAATTATTTCCTAATCTTTGAGGACAAAAGGAACTTGTATTATTAGGAAAAAGCCATAAAGCCTTTAGTGTTATACAAATTTTCTTGCAGTTCCAACATCCTTTTCCTCTATTCTCCTGTATCCCTGTAAATCTGCCACTAACCGGAAAAAAATCATTTAATATAGCCATCATTTGTGGATATATATTACTTTTGAAATATTCAGTTGAATAGTATTCAACAAATACTTTTATTTTCATTCCACCATCATAAAATGGTTTAATGAAATTTATATTATCTATAACAGAATACAATTCACTTAAAACAAATATAGCTGTTTGTCCTGGAATGATTTTATTCCTTAGTCCATGCCCCATATGGTATCTTACATCAACACCATCAAGGTCGCAGATTACATCATCTACCAATCCATTAGTATTTACCTGAATCTTAGCACCACTATTTTTGGCCTCTTCCAGAATCAATCCGAATTCTGGATGTAATCCTGGTTCACCACCACTCAAACTTATTATTGGATACACCTTTTTGCTTTTGCATAGTTGTACATACTCGTAAACGTATTTCTTTACAAATATAGGGGATATGAAATCAATCCCTTTACTTTGAAACTCATTTAAACAAGTAAAACATTTCTTATCACATTTATTGGTTAGCAATATTCGAAGTCTAAATTCGTTTGCATGCTTTTGTTTATCAATCATTTACATTATCCTCAACAATTTTTTAATTACTTGCAAATTGTTTTTTGATTAGTTCAATTTGTGCTGGAGTTAATTTTGCTAAAGCAGCATTAGCTGTTTTAGTTATATCTTTTGGTGCTCTTGGCTTTCCTGACTTTGCAGATACTTTTTTCATTCCTGCTGTAGATATACTTTTAGAACTAACCAAAGCTTCATTAAGTGCAGAACTTCGAATTGTCCTAATTCTTTCAACTAAACCTAATTGCTCAGGATATGACATTTCAAGAAATGATCTGACATAGATTCTATCCATTAACATAATTTACTCTCCTTTTTCTTTGCAGGTTTCCTTAATATTCTAAAAAATCTAACAAAGAAAACAGATCGACAATCCATACATCTAGGTACACCTTTCTCAATTTTTAAATTGTTAGATGCACAATAAGGACAGAATTTAATTTCTGGTTCTTTCATAACTTTATCCTTTTATAGTTAAGAATTTTAAATACTAATTACCAAAAACAACTAATATCTCTTGATATATTTTTATCTCTTTCTTGAAATGTTTTATTTAATATATCTCCAGTATGTGTATCTTTACTTTTTATTGATTCTTGCAATCGTTCTTTTAATCTTTTTAATGGTCTATCATCAAGTTCAGGGAAGTTAATCTCAGTATTATAAAGATTAATCAAACAAAATATTGCTGCACCAAGATGATGTTTATCAATACCAGATTTTTCTTTTGCTTCAGGATCATTAGTTTCTAAATTGAAAAACCATGCAGTGAGGTGTCTCATAAGAGCATCATACATTACAGTAGAATTAAATCCTAACCGCCATGATTCTCTTTGATATTTTATGATACCTTCTCGATAAGCTGGTTCCAGCATAGGAATAATAATATCAAGCGGAATCAGGCTAACTTGAGCCTTATTTTCAATATTATTATTTTTAGGTGCTGTAGTAATCTGACCTAAAATATCTATTTTTAATTCTGAATCAGTATCTAATGCAATTTTATGCATAATCAATCCTTATCAATAGCAGGCAAAGTTAATTGCTTTCCTTTATAGAGATAATCAGTGACTTCGTTAAAGCGATCTTCTTTAATGATTTCTTTCAGTGATCTAAAAACATTTCTAAAAAATAATGTTTGTTGACCATGATAAAAATTATCTTGTATCATAGTATAAAGATCTTCTTCAATTCTTGCTGTTACTTTACAATCCTTCTCACTCATTAGATTTCTCCTTGATTATGTTCATTAATTGTGCTTCGGTTATTTGTGGAATACCATACTTTATTGCTTTGTTAATCTTAGTCTTTCCTGCATCGGCGCCGATAATTAGATAATTCGTATCCATTGTAACTGTTGCAGAGAAGCCAAAACTAAAATCATCAAGCATTTCAATCATTGCATCACGATCCATACTTAGTGTTCCAGTAATACAATACTTTGCTTTAGCTGGTGTTGGAACAGGTGCAAATTTAAAAATTTTCATTTCAGCAGCAGCTTTTTGATAAGCCATTACTGCACCAGCAAAACTTTCCCTTGCCTTACTTGGAACATTACCAGATAATATTCCTGTCTTAATATATTGACATAATTTAAGTGCTGACTTATGAGCTAATCCTTGCAAACCTAAACCAGCTATAAAATGAGACATGTTTTTAGTATAATCAATTGCATTAACTTCTGTAATAATATTTGCAAAAATAGTTTCACCAAGAACATCAATCACATTATGCATAATATTATAAGAATACATATCAAGTAATGCCCAGGGCTTTGATATTAAAACTGAATAACAATTGGCATTATTCAAGAGTTTTTCAATCATTGCCTCACCAATACCATCAACCTTTATACCTTTATTAGAGTAAAAATAAGCAATCGATACTATCTTTTGTGCAATACAATTACTTCCATTACAGACTAAATGCACACCATCCCACTGAAGAAGTCCTTTACAAGTTGGACAAACTTGAGGCAAAGGTAAATAATTATCAGAATACTCTACTTCAATTATCTTCGGAATTATTTCTCCAGCTTTACCAACAGTTATTTTCGATCCTATTTTAATATTTTTATCAAATAACCACTTGGCATTATTTCCAGTAACTCGTGAGTTAGTTGTCACACAAAGATCAATTGGTTCATAAATTACCGTAGGAATTACTCTACCTAAGCGTGATACATTCCATTCAATATCAGTGACAACTGTTGCTTTAATTTGAATCGGAGGTTTCCATGCAATACTCCAACTACTTGTTGTTCCATTATTCCCTGCAATCATACGTGACTTTTCATCTTTGATCTTCAACATCAATCCGTCAATTGGATAAATCTTCGACCATTCTGCATGGGTAAAAATGAGAAGTTCACCTAAAGATTCTAAATCTCCATCATAATTATAATCTTTTGATAAATCACCAAAGTTATGCGGAATAGCTGTCATCATAGCACTTGGTGCTTCATGCTTGCGAGCTAACCATCCAGCGACTACATTTCGAGGATTCTTTCCGAAATCAGGATTCCATTCAGCGACAGGTAAAAGAAGTTCAACTGCTTGAAAATTTCGTAACTGAAAATTAATATTAATAAAAGGCAGCATGTGAGTAACATCACTTCCGCATTTACCATCACCTTCAAGAGTTATACTCAAACCATCTTTTTCTTTAGTGATAACTGCAGCGCATCCATCATATTTTGGTTCAATAATGAGTTGCTGATTGCCAAAGCGCGTTAAAAATGGTTTAAGATCTTCCATCCCAAAAGCTTTATTAGTTCCGAAGATTTGATGCTTGTGCCAAGATTTATTATGAACTTGTTGATGCGCTTTGGCAGTATGATAAAGCAAAGGATGATTTGGTTCCATAGCATAAAGTGCTTGCCACAAAATATCATACTCGGCATCTGTTATGAATGGAATTCCGGCAGAATAAGCCATATTAGCTTCTTCGATTGCCTGTTCAAGAGTTTCTTTATTCATACTTGATCCTTATAATTCTTGTTTTTGAATTAACAAACTAGCAAGCAAGCCTGGAAGATCAAACTGACTTCTGCTTGATCTATGTAATTGATTGATTACATCTTCAATATCATTATTCTGCCAAGCAAGTGAAATTATCCGCGTCAAAGAATCATATATAGCAGCGACTTTAGGAATTTGATCGTTTACTGAAGATATGAAGATTTCTTTTGCTTCACATGAAATAAAGACATAAATCATATCTCCATCATATTTGATTCGATCTCTTGTTCCAGTTACTTCATCAAGTTTCTTTGCCATTATTTATTCCAATTCTCAAGTATTGCATTTAAAGAATCTATTGTCATAGCAAGCAATGTTTTTTCTACTTCATTTGTTGTTTTAGAATTAATTGTTCTTTTTGCTATAGCAATCATACAAGACATTTGCCCTTTGTTCCAGTTACGTTCACGTGCATCTTTCTGTGCTGGAGTTGCTGGCTTAATAATCTTTCTTTTTATCATAATAATCTCCTGATTTTTCTTTGTTTAAGAATTACTATAAGTAAATAAAGTTTATAATAATTACTAAAGAAAGAAAATGCCAGTCTTTCCTGGCTGTCAGCCCTGCAGGAGTCACCCTGTTTGCCAATCTTCCTGGGCGGTCAGAATAGGCGGTCGACAAGTCCACCGACCCTAGCGATGCGTCAACAACCTATATGACAAAACATGAAAAGAAATATCTTTTTAAATACTTGTGAACCATTCGACAGGCACGTTCATTTTTGAACGGCAAGTTTTCATTTAAAAGCTGGGCAGGATTCGAACCTGCAACCCTTGACGTTAAATAAACTTCATCGAAAACGTCCTCCTCTACCATTGAGCTACCAGCTTAATTAAAGTTTATGAAGTGATTCTGGCGATCTCATTTCTGGGCTGACCAACCTTAATTGGATTCCCATCATCATCAGTGTTCATCCCGTCATTATAGCTCAGATCAGCTGAAAACTCAAGTCCAACAAGATCACTCTCGTCAGTTTCTTCGTTTGGATCAAGGCCAAGAGAAGTCAAGAAATCCTTAACCATTCTCCACATCAATTGATTCTTTTCTTCATCATCGCCCTGATAATCTTTGTAATTACCATACCAGAGTGTGTGAAAGATGCTATTTGCATTATCTTCACCATCAATTTCACAAACAAGCATACAACCATAGCGGCCAGTACGTTGAGACTTAGTTTCTTTGACCTTAGAAATTCTAAGATCATACTCGCCTGCTTCAACTGGTGCCTTGTCTGGAATATCGGAAAGATTAGGGATCATTGACATGATAAAACTCCTTTAAAATGAGGTTATTTGAACAAAGCGTAAGAACCATTTCCTACGCTAATTAAATTATGGAATTACCGTCTTGCCAGCAAGATACGCTTTTGCTAGTTGATCCAGCGTTATTCCTTCGACTTTTGGCATATCAAATACTCTTGACTTTGCTTCAAAGCTAAGTTTTTCAGTGAAGTAAATTTGCCTCTTATTTCCTTGAGTTGTCAGCAAGTATGCTTCATCAAAATCACAAGCAAGAAGTTGCCGAAACTGCCCATTAACTGCTGGATAGCGACCAACTACTTCTTGATTAGAATTCATCAAAGTATGAAGATGAACTGTTACTGCTACTGCACAAGGAAGTTCCTGTAGTGTGCTAACGAATGTAGTCATCCAATTCAGCAATTGCCCCCAATGCGGGGGAGCCATACCAAGTTTCATATCAATTCGCTTACCAATTCCGCTTGGAGTAACTCCAGCCTTTTTAGCAATCTCATCAATTGCTTTTAAGTTTACATTTGTTAAACTATCAATTACTAACAAGCCAGAATTTGCTGCAAGCCAATCAAAAAGACCATCTTTTTCATCTTGTTGAAATTGATGCCAGAAATCAGAGAAAATTTGTTTATTACTTGAAAAATTATCTATTGTAATATCTGTACGTTTTCCTATAATTTTCTCTAATGTCTTTTCTCCACCTTTATCAAACATATAATAATGAATCGGCCCAGAAGTATAAGTAGCTGTGAAGTGTGTCTTACCTGAGCCACTATTTCCTGTTAATAAGAACTTCAGATTAAATTTTCGTTCCTTATTAACAAGCTTTTGCTTATTCGGTGGAGCAAGCGTTTTTACCTTATTATCCATTTCCATTTAAAACTCCTTTAAATGGTTTTGTTCTTATGATCCAATACGAGCTTTACAAGTTCTGGATCTGCCTCAGCCAATTGAATAAGTCTGTCTAAAGAAGTAATTAGTTTCTCCAGGCTCCAATCATTTATCTTATTAAGTTTTTCTTCAACTGCTGAAAGTTTTTCTAAATCTTTCTTTATCTTTTCAGCAGTGTCTGTCATTTTCTTATTGAAAAGTTTTTCTGTATCAGAGAATTTCTTTTCAATTTCTGTATACTTTTCTTCCGCTTTTATTGCAATATCTAAAAGAACTTGATGAGCTTTATCTGCATGAACTTTAGCTTGAATAGCCATATCATCCATATTTTCAAGAGATGTTACAATCTCTCGCTTTTGTGCTTCAGTAATAGCTAAGATAAGTTTATCAGGCTCAAGTATAGCTGATTCAGTCTTAAGTACTTCTACAAGACTTTGAGCAATTTCACACTCAATCAACTTATCATCTGCTAAATTACTTTTAATTTTTATTGCTTCTTTTGATTTCCAAGAACTTGCTTCTTCAATTGTATAAGCTAACTGAAATGTTTTCATTTAAAACTCCTTTAAATGTTGTTAAGCAGTTGCTAATCTATTTCTTCTTCATTCATGGCAAAGTCAATAGCTTTTCGAAAATCATTATCAGCAGCAGATGTTGTACCATTTCTATAAATTACAAAATAATAAGGATCTGAAGAATTTTCACCATTCTTACGAATAGCTATACTATTATCAGCAAGCCATTCAAGTCTTTCCTTATCTGTTCCCATCACTTTATCTCCTTTAAATATAAATAGGTATTAATGTAACATCTGATACTCTCCATTGACAATCACGAGAATTAATGTATGTTTGAACTTGAATATAATTTTGAAAGTAATTATCTTTTATATTAAAATCAAAACTCATTACTCTACCAAGACCGTCAGGACAAATACACTCCTGCCCTATTATTGGATACTCATCAGAATGTGCATATAAATCTTTCATGATTTCACCTCATTACCTGCTAATCGCTGACGCATTTTTTCATCATGTTCATCAGGATCCCAAGCATCAAAATGAAATCCTTGAGGAGCTTTATCCATCCAGCCGAGTGGATTATTTCGCATCCTGCAAAGATCAAAATAAGTGCAAGGAGACATAAAACTGGTACATGCTTGACCATAGCAACGATAAAAAGACTTTAGCAAATCTGATCTATCTGTGCATCGTTCTTTGTCTTCAGCAAGCAGTTTAATATCTTCTTGAATCTTTCCAACATAAAAGATCAAGTCATGCAGAAAGTGATCTATTGCACTTGAGCGTTTACTAATTGTAATTGGCTGAAAGTCAATCTTACTTTTCTGACATAATGCTACACGATAAGTAATCTTTGGAATTTTATCATAAAATAATCTGCCAGCAGTCAAATAACCATCTGTCTGGAAACTATTTTCAAATGTTTGTGGAGTAATTGCATAGATTACCTTAGCTGTCTTGTGATCAAAAATTTCGATTCCATCACCATCACTGAGGATCAGATCAATTCGACCAATATATCGTGGCAAACCTTTTCCATAATGTGATAAATCTATGGCAAAAGGAGCTTCAACAGCAAGAACAGATCGCTTGGCTGAATCCATTTCCATAAAGCGATCCCAATATGCTTTATACATATTTGCTGCATGTCCTGGAGATTTTGGAAAAATCAAATCCTCATCTTTCCAGAGTGGCGCACCATCAAGAGTCCAAAGTTTGTTAAAAGATTTAATTGAATGAACAGTCAAATCCATTTGAGATACTGCTTTCGGATCTGCTTTTAGAAGGTTGTATGATTCTTCAAGGCCATAATGCCAGCAAGAACCAAAGACAAGGTGAATGGAATTACCCATAGGACGTAAGTTCATCATGTACTGAAATAAGAACTTGCGAGGGCATCCCATGTAAGTACTAAGAGATGAATAATCTATTTTTTCTGTATAGTCCATTGAAAAATCCTTTCAAGGAAAAAGAAAAATAAGGAGTCAGGTACTGGAATCAAACCAGTAGTATTTATTGATCAGATAAATACCTTATTCATGACCTGACATATTAAAAATGTAGTGGACAGGATTCGAACCTGCATGAAGCAATCTTTTAGATTATTAAGCTTCTACCATTTACCATGGCTGCGTCTATCCACTCTCGTTATGAAACGCGAGATTTTCGCCACCACTACAATGCTACAAACTACGACTGGTTACGCCCGATTGTAGCTTCGGATTTTAAATGATGAGTACTCGGCTACTTTCACCAAGACCTTAAAGGTTTCTCATTGCCGATAGTTTTCTCGGACATACTCATCAAAATAACTACTGCTTAACGAGCATTATTGAAGTTAGCAAGAACGGCCTCACGAACCTCAGGTGGCAGATTACCAAGGGCCTCAAGAGCTTTCTCCTCAGCAGTCTTAGTGATTCGCAGGGTAGGTTTCCAATCAGAGAAATCCTCGGCAAGGACAGCATCATCAGAGTTGGTAAACTCATCATTGTCATCTTTCTCTTCCAGCTTACGACGAACAACAGCACGGAAAGAGACTTTCAGCTGATTCTTAACCATATTTACTACCAGGTCTGCGCCAAGAGCCTCTACCATTTCCTCGACAGTAGATGCACCCATAACTACAGGCTCAGTAACGGTAATCTCACGGCCAGCCTGATTGGAAACAACTTTGATCATTGACATTTTTGAATCTCCTTTAAAAAAATTAATAAATGGGCAAAACGCCCTGTTGAGTAATGCCGGTTTTTTCCGCTTCCGATTAAAGCGGGTTCTTCCGTCATCATGTGGTTACTTTAGCCTTTTTTGGTTTTTTTGTCAACACATTTTTTCACTTCTTTTAACCTTTTTTCACCTCCTTAGATAGTTTTTTTTTCTAATAAATCTTTTGTTTTTCTAAATGCTTCTGCCACTACTTCATCTTTACTAGCAAAACCATGTTCAGTATATTCATGCCAGATTGGACCTGTAGGACTAGTATCAATACCTTTTTTTATTGTTACTTTGAAAATATTATGATCAACAAACTGAGTATATACTACAATTTTTTGATCTAAAACAATATTCCAAGACATTTTTAATTTAGCCATTGCTTAACCTCATTTAATCTTAATTGATCCATTCATTGTTTCCTTAGGTAGATTTTTATACTTATCTAATGCTTTAAACTGTAAGTATTTTTGCTCAGCTTGCTTAGCAGTATCTTCATTATACGGGCCTTTGATTGACCATAAGTTAAGTTTACATGAAATAATAATACAATCAGAGCATGGTCTATAGTTGACGAAATGATTAAAATTATTCATAGTTTAATTATTTTGACCTCAATACATTGCGCTGAAATATAAGCACCACCCAAATTATTACATTTATTTTGTTGCTTAATTTGATAAGAAAATAAAAGAATTAATAGTCCAAATAAACAAATTATAATTAAATAAAAAACTTTAGTATTATCCATGATCTTATTCCTTTTGTGAATGAATTGTTCCAATAATTTTTATAAAGGCTTCATCAATCTTTGTTTCAGGATAAGGCAATTCATGAGGTACTTTACGAAAACCACATTCAGCATCAGACCAAATAACTTGATAAATCCTATCAGTTGATTGATTGATGTTTTTGATGATATCATTCTCATAAATCATAACACCTTTTGAATCTAACTTACCAGTAAACTGTTCAACATCTTTCAACTCAAAAGTTGCTGATCGAAGATCTGTTACTTTATAATCATTAATGAAGATCAAATTTTCATCAGCATACCAGTATTCTTTCGATTCTTTATCCCAGGCACGGAATCGCTTAATCATTTTGATTCTCCTAACTTGTTTGTCGTAAGATATCACGTGTTAAAAAAGTATTTCCACAATGAGGACATCCATTAAAAAAGAAAATATGCTTACATCTAACACATTGTTGATCTTCAGGTATATATGAATAATTAAGTATTTTAAGCTCAGGATAATCTTTTATTAACGCATTAAAAAATCTTTCAGGAAGCATAAAAGAACTAAGAGCCATTTTTTATTCCTCTTTAGGGATTAAGTAAATCTTCTTTTGATCTGCTTCAATGTAAATAATTGGGTCAATTAATAAAGCATAAAGATGAATACTTGTTGTCAGCATTGTCCATATAGTAAGTTCAACTAGCATGATTAGTTCCTTAAGTTATTCAATATTCCATATTTTGCCACATTCAAGACATTCGTCATAATCACATTCAGGGGAATGTTCATCACCATCGCGATGACCTTTGATTATGTCAAAGCTATGACAATCAGGACACATTCTACCTTGTTCAATAAGTTGCTCAAATTCAGCATCATCTTTTGCAAGTTCTGCTGTTTTATTTTTCATTCAAAATCCTCCTCTTGTTTAGTTGTTTTGACAATGTCATACTTTTCTCTATTGATTTGAATAGCTGCTTTGAATGTTGACGGAAAAGTTGCTTGACATTCGCTGAGATCAAGCTTATGTAATGCTCTGCTAGCAGCTACATAAAGAATATTTGTTTCTTCTTGTGTTGGTACGTTACCTTCTCCAGGAATTTTGAAATCATTTGCTAACTTAACTATTGACCATTCAAGACCTTTTGACTTGTGTGCAGTAGTTATAGTCACTGAAGCTTCTTCAGCGGATTCTTTAGTGCTTTCTAAAATGTTTAGTAACCTATCTCGGCCATAAGTTTCAATGAGCTTAAGGACTGCTTTTAAGTCTCCACCCATTGGCGAATCAGCATACTCTTTAAGGTCTGCAAAACTACTGAATAAGAACAAATCAGGGTGATTGCTATAATTTTGGATCTTTAATTGTGCTATACTATTTATCAAATAAGTTAATGGTTGAGTTCCACCTAAGATATGAACTGATTTATTTTGGCCAAGAGTTTTAATAGTTTCTCCGATGACTCCTTTGTTTGTTCTGCAAATAATGCAATTAATATTGCTTAGCGGCGTATAGTAAACTTTTGATTGAATAGCTTCATTCCCGTGAAATGGTACATATTCAAAATCAGTAGGATAATAGCTTTCAATGATATTGTTTGATAAGTTCGCTATTTCATCACCAAATCGAAATGAACGAGTAATGTAGAGTTTTGACAGTTTTTCATCTTGGAGAGCATTTACTGCACCACGCCAGCTATAGATTTGTTGAAATTGATCACCTACAAAAATCTTCTGACAAGATTGTTTCTTGATTATATGTGCAATAACTGGATTACTGTCTTGATACTCGTCAAAGAAGATATAATCCATATTTATTTTAGGATTACTTAATGCCCAGATTTTCAAGTAAACATCATGTGTTATTGGTAAATCAGACCCTTCTCGTAACATTTCATCAAAGACAAGATTGCTATAATGAATTAAATCTTCTTTCATTATATCAATATCATCATCATTTAGAATAGTTAATTGTGGCAAATGCTTCCAGCTCATTACTTTATCTGCTGAATAGCAATACTTGCTAATCGTGTTCAGAATTAAATAACCCTTATTGCTTGGGCTGTTATAAAGTTTCCAATCACCAATATCCATTACGTCTGCAAGATGCTTGCCCGTTAGTTTCTTTAATCGTTTGCGATATTTGAAGCCTACTGCTGCATATGCAAGAGCATGGCCAGTTTTGCATGTAACTGCTGAAGTGAATTTCTTGCCTGCCTCGATTGCAAGTAACTTGTTAAAACTGACTGACAGACCTTTTCCTTTCATCTTACGAGCAAGAGCAAGCAAGAGAAATGTTTTTCCTGATCCAGGTGGTGCTTGAATGGCATGGTTAGCACCTTGTGTGATTGTGTTTATGTGATTCTCTTGTTCGGCAGTTAAGATTTTGCCTTTATATTTCATCATTAGCTAACCTCACCTTTTGATATCTCCTTCTGATATTCTTCTTCAGTATAAATAGCATAGAAAGTAATTCCTTTGTAAGTGCAGGATTTTTCCCATGGATAGTTAGAATTAAGTCTTTTAGTCCAAGTAGCATCAACTCCTGAAAGAGTTAAATCATTTAAATGCATTGACATGCCACCACCTGGGACAATTGTACAACTAATAACTCCAGTAATTTCTAAATCTTCAATTGTGTCTGCCATCAAGTGAAGGCATCTAATTAGTTCTTTTGATTCCATGATTTTGTTTCCTTTATTTAACTATTTTCCAAAGTTGCTTAATTGTATCTGTTGATTCCTGACTTGCAGGACTTTCAGGATTTTCATTCAAAATGCAGCACATGAGGATAGCTGCCCGCATGATGCTGGAGTTTGAAGTGAGTTTAGCTGCTGGTACTCCTTTTGCTATTAATCCATCACGAGCTTTGGAAAATTCACCTAAAGTAACGCGAGTTGATATAGTTCGTGCTTTAATATTTTTTGGATTAGTTTCCATATTAATTTCCTTTTATTAATAAATTTTTTAATTATGTACTAATATAGGTATAAGGTATTAGTTTCATAATATTTCTTATATAAAATTCTTTAAAATTTAAACTTTTTCTCATTTATATGAATACCTTCAACCCTTATAATAGTTGAAAACTCTGTATCTTCTATAATCCAAGAAACGTTAAATTCATAAAGGTTAACCACTATAGCAACGAATATAACTTTTATAGAAGTTGATGAAGGTATAAGAAGTTGATTACGAACCATAGCTCTAATTGCAGAATTTTTCATAATATTCCTCAAATAAAAGATGATACTGATTTACTTACTAATGGTAAAATTCTTTAATAATCCTAAGATATACTTTTCTATACTTTATATCAATTATCTCTTTACACCATAAATTTTTCCATCAATGATGTTAATTTCAGAATAATAACCGGATCTAAGTCTAATCCATTTATATTCTTTAATGTCCTTCCACTGATAAATAAGAAACTTACGGTCGATACGCATAGTTAATGGATTAAATACAATCCTATATTTAACCTTATTTAAAGTGATTGTAAGAGTTTTATAATCCTCTTGCTTAAATCCATTTTTAATGAAAAAATTAAAAAGACTAAAAAATTTTTCTTTCATTTTTAAGCTCCATGCACAGGTAAGTGTAAGTCAACTCTTTTTCTGCGCGCTACATGATGTGCTGGTTTGCCATTTGCAATACGATGGCATTTATAACACAAATTGGCTAAAGGTCTTTTATTGATTAAGTTTTGTTTAAGTGACTTACCACAACGAAGGCATTTGTGTGTTGATAATACTGTGTGAGAGATCTTTTTCATTGTTAAGCTCCTTATAATTTATTTGGTGATAAAATAATTTATTTAGTTTATAGACTTTTAAGCCATTCTTTATCAAAATCAGTAAAAGCCTTTGCTGGTGAATCTCCATAGCCAGCCACACCAGATTGTAGATCTTCACCATAAAGAGCTACCCACTGATTTCCATCAATATATAAAACTGGCTTGTATATTGTCGATGGACGTTGCATCTCATATGCTATAGAAAGAAATTCTTGCTTAACTTGTTCAACTTGCCACGATATATCAAACTGCTTTGAAATTGAATCAACTAAGTCTGAACTATCAAAATTTCCTATCCTGCTTCTTACTGCATCATAAATTGCTTGATAAGACATTTTTAATTTCTCCTAAATCTTCTGTAGATACTTTTTTAATGTTCATCAAATCATCAATAGTTAGTTTAGCCTCTGCTGATTTATCCGCGAAAGTAAGGATTTCTTCTAAAGTATTTTGTAACACTTCATCTGTTTGAAAAACATCGTACTTATTCAAACATTTGATGCAAAATGTTTTTACAAGATCATTGATACTGATAAGTTTATAAGTTGAGTCAAATTTTCTTACTATTTGTAGAGCAAAAGCCAGTTTCTGTGGTGTAAGTCTGAATGTGATTTTTATGTTTTTCATTTGATTGTCTCTGACTGGTTGTTCATAAGTGAACGGGGAGTTTAGCTATTTTGACTTGCTTGTGCTTTTATATTAGCTAAAACTGTTGCCTGTTGTTCAGGTGTTAGATTTGCAAGGATTTTCATTATTAAAGATTTGTCTGATGATTTTTTGGTTGAAGGTTTCTTGGTGGACTGCTTTTTAGTTAAAGTTTTGGCCGCTAATGCTATTGCTTGATTTTGTGCATAAGTTATTGTAAATTCCTGCCTATCAAGTGCTGAATATTCATCAAGTGCTGATTGGTAAGTAACTTTTAACTTATCAAGGGTTGCTTTGAGTTTGTTTAATTGTGGATATTTTTCTGCTTTGATTGCTTGGCTTTGTTGCTTGATGCAATTTAAGCAAGTAGTTTGATAATCAAATTCAGGCAAAACCGGCAGTTTTTCAAAAATACTGACTACTTGATTTTGATTATATTCTTTGTTGCAAGTTTGACAAATTTGAATGTTTATAGGAATAGCAAGAGATTGTTTTGTTTCTGGTTTCTTGAATGGTCTTTCTATTCTTGTGTTTATTATTTCATTCCCTGATGGCATGTTTAAGCGTTCTTTAGGTTGCTGTTTCATGTTAAGCTCCTGTTGAGGCTGTTATTTGATTAATTAACAAAGCAAGAGAATCAGTTTATTGATTGATTCTCTTAGTTTGGTAATTATCTTTTTACCCATTCAGAAGTATCTAATCTTTTCATTTTACCTTTGGATGAATCAGAAGTACCATTCCAATATATAATATCTAATCTACCACATTTAATACACTTCATTTTAACATTTTCCTTATGCTGAATGAGATGAAATTTTGTTCCTTTACAGGTTTCACAATAAACTAATCCGCTATTATCTATCATATTTTAGCCCATTAAAGAAGTTCATCAAGGTAATCTGGTTCAAGGCCGAAGTATTCTTCACAAATATTGTATGCTGAATCTTGATCGTCATCTGCAAGATATTCTTGTAAGGCTTCACGAGCTTGATTTATAAGGTTATCTGCACCTTCTTCGGTCAGTCCATCGCGAAGCATGATTATTTCTTTAATTGTCTTTTGCATGGTTTGTTCCTTTATAAAGATGTAATTATTCCAGCAATGATGTAAAGTGCTGGAATGATGATGAAGATTACGATTCCTGAATAAAGATGTTGGTTAGTTGATTTCATTACTGTTTCCTTAGACATTGATTAAGAATTTAATGAATTTATATATAAGATAAATAATGAAGACTAACAATGAAATATCTATTATAAATGAAATTAGTTTTAATATGTAATTGCCTATTTTTGAATAATTAAATAATTGACCTTTCATGCTTCTCTCCGAGGTCTGTCTAAGTATTGATCATGAATTGGCGCGATTGGTATGATTAGCTTTATTGGTTGGTTTGATTGGTATTGGTTGAGGCCCAAATACTGAGCTGATAGTTAAGAAGTCTCGTTTTTCGCTGCATGTTGAGCAGCAATTGATTAGGTTCAGGTTTTGATCTTTGTTTCGAGTATCTCGATAGGTGTGATTTGTTGATTGTTGGCAAAATTGACAAGCTGGCATAAATTTAACTCCTTGGTTCTATGGTGAAAGTTATTAAATCTGGATCTTCGCTTAATGTTTTTTTGATGATAGTACAAAGATCTGAAATGGCTTCCGTCTCATTATATGCTTTAATACTAATGATCTCTGAATATTGTCTACTGCCTCGGCAATATGTAGGTGAATTATTAGTATAAGTAACTTTGAATTTGAAGGTTTTAGTTAGTAGATTCATAATGAGTTTTATTCTTGTGGTGGTTCTATTTTAAGCCATTCATAACCTTCAATAGGAATATCACCTTCTTTAAGATAGATTATGGATGGTGACATTTTAATTGTTTTATGACGGAACCAATAATATCCAGGTTTATCAGGCATTGGAAGCCATTTATTTAATTGTGTTAGAATCTTTTTAGCTAAGATAGGATTATTTTCTATTTTACTACTAAGTTCCCAACAACTATTGCAGAGTTTAGTACTTAACATTGGAGTAGGTTTCTCACATAAGGTGCATAAAGTAATTTCTTCCATAATATTTCTCATAATTTTAAATACTTGCTCGGTTGATGATTTGTCTGATTGAATGATTTGGATGGAATTGAATAAGTGCTTTGAGACGCAAATTCCAGTCTGCTTCAGCGTTATTCCATTCGACCATTTTGAGTCGGTGTGAAAATTCTTGATAATCTTTGGCTACTTCTGTTTTTCGTTTTTTTGCTTTGAGTTCTTTGAGTTCTTTGATTGTCATGATTTGGTCTCTGTTTAGTTTGATTTAATTTATTTAATTGAGTGATCTAAGTATAAAATCAGCTAATCTAATACTTATACAAGGAATACAAAGAATGAAGTCATTTTGATAATCTTGATGATTATTAATAACTGCCTCTCCTTCATCCCATCTATAATCTATCCAATTTTTCATTTTTGATTACCTCTTTTGGTAGTCTGTTGAGTTATTGTTTCGGGTTGCCCTTTATATAGTGGGCGGTTTGTGGTGGAACGTGTAAAAAATGATCTTATAGAACCGTACCACGAAAAAAAGGACTTGTCAACATTTTGGAGACAAAAAATGGCTTTTGGTGTGTTTTTCTGTTTGGCCGTAAATTGACCGTGACGGGCTTTTCGTGGTTTTTGGTGGGGGGTTGTACGGGAAAAACGTGGCCGTGGCGTGGCGGCCCGTTTTTGGCTGTTTTTAGCCTATCGCGCCGCCCCCGTCACGTTCCCACGTTGCCTATACTTATTGTTTGTTTTTCCATTCTTCAGGTGGACTAAAATCAGTTACGGATGAAATAACTGAATCAGTTATGTTAGGATCATGGAATTCTGATGGTTTAATTCTGGCTCTATTTTCTGCCTGAGAAGCCAGTTTTATTTGTTCAGCTATTTGCTGATCTTTGAGAGTTTTTTGCTGCTCACTTTGTTTTTGTTCTTCTTGCTGTTTTTGCTGGGCAAGTTTTGCCAAGGATTCTTGACGCATTTCGTTGAATATTCTATCTTCTTCGAGTTCTCGCTGTATTTTCTCGGCTTGTTTTTGTATTTGTTCTCTTGTTTGGATTGGTTGTTGTGGCTGTACTTGTTGAGAGCGTGTTTTAGCTTGTTCCATAATTGTTTGGATGGTTGTATATGGATTTATTTGTTCTGTAGGTATTTTTTCAATTGATTTGATTGCTTCTATGTCTGCTTGTGATGTGCTTAATGGTGCATTGATTGAATGTTTTGCTATCCAATCAATTATTATCATTTTCGCTGCTTGACTGAGTGATGGTATTGGTTGGTTAGGTTCAAGAGTCACAAGGATTCTTAATGCTTTTGCTAAGTGGTAATGATTTAATCTGAATGACATGTGAGGGCTTGACATGGTTGGTCTCCTTGGTTGAGTTATAGTAATTAACGATTTGCCAGTTGCCGGTTGATCGGCTTGTCTAAGTAGAGGTTGTTTGGTTGTGTGGTCTATTGGTGTTATTTTAACACGGTTGGCGTCGTTTGTCCACTGTTTTGTCGGTGTTCGTGGTTGTTTGTGTCCAGCCGTGGCCATGGTGATGTGTTTGGTGCCTGTTGTTGCCATGTGGTACCTGTTTTTAGTGTTCAGTCGTGTCCGGTTGGTGTTGGTTGTTGCTAAGTGGTGACAGTTTAGTTAGCTAAGTGGTTGATATTGTGTGAGATTTTCGGTGGTGTGTACGGTTGTATATATTGTGACGGCATGCGTACACCACCCACCCCCTACAGATATGAGGCTTATAGGGTTGGTTGTTAAAAAAAAATTTAATAATAATTCCTACTACCAACACCCTTTTACGAGATGGGGGGGTGGTGTACGGCTGACCACTTTTCACACACAATAGTGACCACATATATTTAAATTGTTGAAATCATTGCAATTTATTTTGTGTACATAGTTATTTTGTCACTGTTTGTGGATGTTTTGTCCCCGTTTGGGTACGTTTGTACACGCTTATTTTGTGTTCGGTTGGAGCCACATGTGGTTATTTTGTCACCGTCTGGCACCATTATAACTCTGTTCTGTTCATCAATGAACAATCTCGTTAGTCACTCAAACGAGACAACAATGCCGGAAACATTCACAAGGAACGAATCCGGCAAAGTGGAAGGCAAGTTTTAGCTTGGTTATTCAAAAGATAAATCTATCTCTTGAAATTGCTTATACCATGCTTCAACGAACCAAGTCGGCAAGTAAGCAGGGTTTTTTCTGTTCATAAATTGAATGAATCTTTTTGAGTAGCGCATGATTGACCCTTAATATTAACTCGCATCTGCGAGAATGGTAGACTTGTTTCAGATTTATTCAGATATTGCTTCCATAATTGCATCTGCGCCATCTTGACCGTAAACAGGGACAAGACTTGCAAGAATCATCTCTTCATCAATTCCTGCACTAACCATTGCTCTTGCCATGTTAATACCTGCTTCCAGTTTTGCTGCAAGGATGGCTTTTCCTCCTCCTTGGTTTGGCCTGTCAACAATTTTCCAGACCATTTCGTCGATGTTAGCAAGTCCGAGCTTTTCAGACCATACCTCATCTTTCTTGCAACTTTTGAAAGCTGCCCGGACTTCAATGATGGCTTTCTGAAGTCCTTTCTGGATGAGCGGATAAGTAAAATCATGTTCATCTGCCCATGCAAGCAACTCTTCTTTTGATTCAAACTGTCTGTCGTTTGGAAACAACCCTTCGGGCAAATTATGCCTATAATCTTTTCCGTCAACAGGTGTGACAACGCTCTGATTCTCTAATTGTGTGTAGATTGATTCAGCCATGATAATTCTCCTTTGAAAAATGTTGTGGATTATTCCACATTTTCAGGGTCAAGAACTATTCTTCCCCTAATATCTTAAACTCTATAACAATTTTAAATCTATGTCAAGGAAATAATTTCTACAGTTGCAACTAATCAAAGTTTGTTATCTGTAAAACTATTTCTTTCTTGATAATTCTAATATATTCCACATTTATTTTTATGTCAAGTTTTATTTTGAAATAGTTTGTTCGTCCTTATAATTGTTAATATATGGCACAGTTTTGTTTGTGTCAAGTTTATTTGTAAGATAGTTTGTGATAGATTAACTTATGATAATGATTCTTTAATGATGATGATTCTTATTGTTACTTGATAATGAAAGTTATTATTGAATGAGATTGTTTCTCAAGTGATAATGTTTCTTAGTTGATTACAGTTCTTATGTGGGAACAATTCTTGTAAGTGACTAACTGCTACAGACCCAATGCCTCGATCCACCTGTGACAGATAAGTCTTTCTATATACATTTGTGGAGAGCCAAAGTTTGCAAATGACGTTATTAGGGAACAATTCACCAAATTCGGCAATCCGATCAGCCAATTTACAAATCTTAGTCAAAATTAATTCAAGTAAACGCTTCAAAAATAATCCCAGTCACCAGTAGTAATGCCGGCATTAGTTGCCATTACGGAATCTTTGCCACATTCAACATTTTTCCTTGACCTTACCTACTATATATAGTACGGTACTATATAGGATTGAAAAACTATTACCTGTAACCATTTAACCATCTTAAACTGAGAACAAGTCATAATGCTTAAAGAGCTTCGTACTCAACATAGAACAATCATTCAGATGGCCTTTAATGGTTACAAGAACAAAGACATTGCTGAGCGAATGGAAATGTCAGACTGTACTGTCAGTCAAATCATTCGATCTCCTCTCGGTCAAGCATACCTCGAAGGACTGCAAGATAAATCCCAAGAAGCAACTCTAGACGTCAGAAAGAAACTAGTCTCCATGAACAAGTCTGCTCTGAGTGTACTTGAGCGAATCATGAATCCTGCTGAAAAAGCACCTCACAGCGTTCAGCTAACTGCCGCAAAAGATGTACTTGACCGCACAGGCTACAAAGCTCCTGATCGCTTGCATGTCGATATGACCATGACGACTAAGACCGACCAAGAGATCGAATCAGAAATTCTTGCCATGCAAGAAAGTATCAATAAAACATACCTGCAATCTCCAGGAAAAGTAACTTCCGAAAAACAAAATGTGCTGTTCACTGATGAACAACCAGAACAAGAATTTGAAACTTTAGATCAAGAAACAAATTTAGATGATGAAGATATGGATTCTTCCGGCACACTTATTAACTCCTGTAAAAGTAGTGAACAAGATGTACCGTTTGATTTTGACGACATTCTCCTGAATTCTCATTCTTCATCAACGTCGGAAGAATCCATATCTTTGTTATCTAAATTACCAGCTGGAATTTTTCAAAATTAATGCAGGAACTTAGCCAAAATATTATTCCTTCACCAGAGCAAATCTCAATAGACATATCTACGCTGAATAGAGATCAGAAGGAACAATATCTTAAGTTACTAAAAGAAAAGTCAGCCAGAATCAGACAAAATAGAATCATCCAATATTATCCAGAAACTGGATTACTTAGTCGCCATAATTATCCAAAACATATGGCGTTCTTTGAAGCAGGAGCATCCTTTCCAGAACGTTGCATTATGGCTGCCAATCGCATAGGCAAGTCTGAGGGAATTGGCGCATATGAAATGACCTTACACCTAACAGGCCGTTATCCTGATTGGTGGAAAGGTCATCGCTTTACTCAACCAGTAACTGCTTGGGCTTGCGGAACAACTAGTACAACTGCCCGTGATATTGTTCAGTTTAAACTTGTTGGAACACCTGAAGAACATGGAACAGGACTTATACCTGAAAAGTACATCCTTAAAACCACGCCTCGTGCGGGTGGTGTACCAAATGCAATTGACACAATCTTAGTTCAACATATCTCTGGCGGAATTAGTCGATGCAAAATCAAGTCATATGCTGAAGGCAGAAAGTCTTTCGAAGGTACTGAGCAAGACATAATTTGGCTGGACGAGGAATGCCCGTTAGACATTTATACAGAATGCTTGACCAGAACCATGACAACGAATGGTCTGATCATGTTAACCTTTACACCACTTGCAGGACTCACTGAAACAGTTTTACAGTTTATGCCTGAAGGCAAAATCGAAGAACATCAAGAAGGTTCTCGGTTCTTGATTCAGGCAACTTGGGATGATGCACCACATTTAACTGCTGAACAAAAAGATAAGCTCTTCGCAGCTCTTCCACCACATCAGCGAGAAGCAAGATCTAAAGGTGTCCCTCAACTAGGATCTGGTGCAATATATCCGATCCTTGAGTCAAACATCGTAGTAAGTGATTTTCCTATTCCTGATCACTGGAAAAAAGCTTATGCTCTTGATGTTGGTTGGAAAAAGACTGCCTGCCTTTGGGGTGCAACTGATCCAACAAGTGGCATAACATTCCTTTATTCAGAATACTACCAAGGAATGGCTGAACCTGTGATTCATGCTGAAGGAATCAAAGCTCGTGGTTTCTGGATTCCAGGAGTTATAGATAGTGCTGCACATGGGAGAAGTCAAGAAGATGGAAAGCAACTATTCGAGATCTACATGACTCTTGGTTTAGATATAACTAATGCAAACAAGTCCATTGAGTCAGGTCTTTATAAAACTTGGCAAATGCTTGCAACAGGAAAGTTAAAGATCTTTGGATCACTGATCAATTTGCTTTCTGAATTTCGTATCTATCGTCGCGATGAGAATGGTCAAATAGTCAAAGATCGAGATCATTTGATGGACTGCATGCGTTACTTAGTTATGTCTGGGCTTGATCGTGCAATTGCTATGCCATATTGGGAGCACATGGCTTGGGAAGAGTCAGAAATTTATAATGAATCAGAAACAAACCATGTTACAGGTTATTAAATAATGTTAATTCATCGACAAAATGAGGGCGAAAAATTATATTTAGGTTTAAATTGGGTGTCAGATGAAATGACTTTCTTTAGTCTTAAATTTGTCATTCCTTTCTTTATTTTATATTATAAAAATTATTATGACTTTGATACTGATAATTTTTATTCTGGTTTAAGATGTAATATAATTTACCTTTCTTTTCGTATTCGTAGATGGAAAAAATTTTCATCAAATATAAAGATATTTATTTGTCATTCATCTTTTGGTTTTAGAGCAATTGGTAAACAACAATTAATAGCCACTCGAGAATCTTTGTTAGACAGCATTGAACAGGTAAACTAGGTTCCTGCATAAATCTAGTGTTAAAATCCTTTGGAGGTAAAACCCATGGAAAAAAGAATTGACGTAGCAATAAAAGTATTAGCAGAAAGAATCACTAAAGATGTAAAGCCTGATGATGCATTAAAACTTACTCAAGCAGCGTCAAATCTTGCTCATGTGTTAGTAATTAATGCAGAAATTAAAAAAATGCAAAAAGAGTTACTCGGACTTAAGTAATGGCAATAAATCAAACCTATGAATTTCCTGTAACAATGGAGGGCGAAGCCCGACCTGATGGGGTCCAAGAGAGTAATCCATTGCCTAATCAGGAAATATCTAATATTTCTGGCATTCCACAAATTTGGGTTTCTGAGCAACCAGTTGAAGACATCATTAATGAAGCAAATCAACCTGCTGATCAAGAACTTGAAAAGGCAATTGAAAAAGAAGTTCTTCGGGCTGAAGCATTAGTTCTTGTTGCTAACATTGCAGATCAGCAAAAACCAGAAGTTATTTCTGATATCACAACTAAATCAATCGAAGGTTATAAGATTGATCTCGCTTCTCGTGCAGAATGGGAATCTCTAAATTTACAAATCATTGATCTTGCTAAGCTTCATGTTAAGAAGAAAACTTATGCTGGCGAAGTTGTAGCAAACGTTAAGTATCCATTAATCATTAATGCTTGCATACAATTTGCTTCACGTGCATATCCAGAGTTAATCAAAGGTAACAATGTAGTTAGGGGTAAAGTAATTGGCGCTGATCCAACTGGAGCGAAACTTGAAAAGTCTCAGCGCATCAGTGAGTTCATGTCATTCCAGCTTCTTTCTCATATGGATGGTTGGGAAGAAGGTGTAGATCAACTGCTGTTTACACTTCCTGCAATTGGATGTGCTTTTAAGAAGAGTTACTTTGATAGTATCGAACGAAAGAATATCTCAAGCCTGGTCTTTGCTGCTGATTTGGTTGTAAATTATTTTGCTGAATCTCTTGAACGAGCACCACGAATCACACATAGAATCTTTTTATATCATAATGAAATTGTAGAACGAATAACTTCAGGTACGTTTATAAAGTTTGATATTGCGTCACTTGGGCAGGCAACATCTGACAAAACTTCTGATGTAGATGATGAAACTCCACATTTATTTCTTGAGCAGCATCGCTGGTATGATCTTGATGGTGATGGCTATCAGGAACCTTATATTGTAACGATTCATGCACAGACAGAAAAGCTTGTCAGAATTTCACCTCGATGGGCGTCAGACGGAGTAATCAGGACAAATACTGCACAAGGCATCCAAGATCCTAATGGTGCAATAGTTAAGATTATCCCTGAGCAGTATTTTACTCGCTACCTTTTCATGCCAGCTATTGATGGTGGATTTTATGGTATGGGTTTTGGCAGCCTGCTAATGAGTACAAACAGTGCTATCAACACACTGCTGAATCAGCTGATTGATGCTGGAACACTTAGCAATCGCCAGTCAGGATTTCTTGGACGAGGGCTGAAACTTGGGCGTGGTAAATCAATTCAACTGAAGTCTGGTGAATGGAAACCAGTTGATGTTACAGGTGATGATCTGCGGAAGAATGTTTTTCCAATGCCAGTTAGAGAACCAAGTACAACACTGTTTCAATTGCTTGGATTAATGATTGAAAGTGGAAAAGAACTTGCTGGAATGACAGAAATTCTAGCTGGCAATTCTCCAGGTGCAAATGTACCTGCAGAAAGTGTCCTTGCACTTATTGAACAAGGTTTGCAAGTTTATTCAGCAGTTCATAAACGTATTCATCGCGCACAATATAAAGAGTTTAAAAAGATTAAAAGATTAAATGCACTTTATCTTGATCAGATGACTTACGGTCTTGTGTTAGATAATGTTCAAGCAATTGTTCAAGCAGATTTTTCTAGTTCTGATTTTGACATTGAGCCAGTAAGTGATCCAAATGCTACAACGATGGTTCAGAGATTGTTGAAAGCTAAAGCACTTCTTGATCTTCGTAAACAAGGACTGGATGATAAAGAGATTTTACGCAGATATTTAATTGCACTGGATATTGAGGATATTGAAAAATTCTTTCCTGCAGAAGAAGTTGGAGCGCAGGAAAAAGAATTGACTATGCAGAAAATGCAACTTGAGCTTGAAGAATCAAAAGCTAAGATTGCTAAGATAATGGCTGAAGTTGAAAAGATTCGTGCAGAAATTCCTCATGCAGAAGTTAAACAAGCAAAAGATGTTGCAGGAATAGCGAATGATTCTAGAAAACTTGATCTTGAAGAAGCGTCAGTAGCAAATCAGATTGAACTTGGACGAACTCAGATGAGTATTAGTAAAGCACCTGAAGGAATCACTGAAAGTACAGCAAAGAGAGAATATGGTTTAGAGACTAACAATCAAGGAGAAGTAGATAATGATTAGTGCAGAACAGTTTGCGGAATGGAAAGAGCATCCAGTGACAAAAGAGATTTTTGCAGAGCTTAGGAAAGTAAAAGAATCTATTAAAGATCAGTTAGCAAATGGAAATACTATTGGTGGAGATGCAGAAGCTACGCATGGTTTTACTAATAGAGCAATAGGTCAATTAGATGGTATTGATCAGTTGCTGAATATTCATTATGCTGCGATAGAAGAACAAGAAGAAGTTAATCAAGATGGTTACTAGGGTAAGTTATGATATAAACCATTGTTTCATATTGCATAATGGTTTTTGTTAAGTATAAGGATATTAGATAAAATGCTAATAGGAATGAAGGTAAGACATCGTAAGGATGATTGCAACAAAGAATGGGTAGGGCATATAGTTTCTAAACCTGAAAGAGTACTAGATAGGGCAGGTAGGGTTGAATACGAATTCTTAGTATTACGGGATAACGGTGAAATTGTAGTTCGTAACAATCATCAAATGACCGTTATTGAGAGTAAACTTAAATGAATATATTAAGAGTGGTTATTAAGTTAAGGTAAGTTATTAAAACATTTATTTAAAAGGGTAATATTATGGAAGAACAAGATATTAATCAATCTGGAATAATTCCTACTGGTGGGCACTTATTAGTAATGCCTGATAAGGTAGAAGAAATGACAGCTGGTGGAATTTACATTCCTAAAACATCTCAGGACAAAGAGCAAATGGCTGCTACAGTTGGAACTCTAGTCGCTGTTGGTTCTGGTGCATGGGCTGATATTGATGATGGTTCTCCTTGGGCTGCAGTTGGTGATAAGGTGAGTTATGCACGATATGCTGGAGTTTCTATGGTAGGCCAGGATAAGGAAACTTATGTATTGATTAATGATAATGATGTTCTTGCAAAATTACTTTTTTAAATAGGTGTTATGATGGCAGAAGATTTTATTGATGATATTATTGCAACTCCAGCGGATGTTAAGTTAGAAGCTGATATGGTAGCTGTGCTTAAAGATGTTACTGGTGAAAAAGCTCCTGAGAACAAGCCAACCGTAACAATGGGCAGCTCTGCTGCCCTCGATGTAGCCCAGGATGTAAAAGTTAAAGGTAATGATCTGCCTGATGTTAAGGAACTTGCTACACAATTAGGTTGGCGTGAAGATCATACTGGTGATGATGCAGTAGATGCAGTTACGTATATTCTGCGCTCGAAAGATATTCAAAAATCAATGAGTCAGCATAACAAGGACTTGAAGGAACAACTTCAAGCTTTGAATAGTTCTGTTAGTGCGTTGAAATCGCATAATGAAAGTGTTTATAAAGCTGAAGTAAAGAAGCTTGAGGCCGAAGTTACTGCTTTGAAAAAAGAACGCCGAGAAGCTATTGAATTGGCTGACGTAGATAAAGTGGAAGAGCTTGATAAGCAGATTGATGAAAAGCAAAAAGATATTGATAAACCAAAAGCTGAAGATACGAAACCAAGTACTGTTAATGCTAATCCTGTTTATGATGCCTGGATAAAAGACAATGCCTGGTATCTTGAAGATGATGCTATGGCAAAGTTTGCTGATACTGTTGCTCAGCAATATGCAGGTGCACCACTTGAGCGAATTTATGCTGTAGTCAGGATTAAGGTTCAGGAAGTTTTTCCTGAAAAGTTTACTTCAACAAAAACGCCTGATCCAGTTAAAACTCCGATAGGGCCGAAAAGTCCTGTTGAAGGATCTTCTGTAAAAGGAAATAATACACCTTTTACTAAAGCTGATTTAACACCTGATCAGCAGCAAATTATGAGTCAGTTTGTTCGTGGCGGCATTATGACAGAAGAACAATATATTAATGATATTGCAAAAATGCAAGAATAGGAGAAAAGAGAATGAGTGAGTTAGAGCAAACAAAGGGCGTTACTGGTGAGTCACCTAGAAAGAGAGTTCCTCTTGGTACACGGAATATTTTAACTGCACCGAAAAAGCCCGGATTCGTGCGCCGGTTTGTAAAAGATGTTGGGGATCGTATTCAGAACTTTAAAGATGCTAGTTGGATTGTTGCTACTGATGTTAATAAAGTAGGTGATGATAAAATTGGCAAACCTTCTTTACTTGGAAGTATGGCAAATCCACATACTGGAGGTGGTACACGCTGTGTATTAATGGAAATCCCCGAAGAGATTTTTAATGCTGATAGAGCAGCATCCCAGGCTAATATTACTAAAGTTGAAAATGAGATTAAGAGAAAATCTAAAACTCCTGGTAAAGATGGTTTGGATGGCGAAGTAAGTATTTCATAAATTATTAATTTTAATGGAGTTATATTATGGCAAATCTTGATACTCCATTCGGGTTTAAACCAGTTAAGCACTTGCTGGGTATGCCCTGGAATGGAAAAGTAAGTACGTATTATGTGCCTGTTGGAAATCAGACCGCGATTTTTAAGGGTGATGCAGTTAAGAGTGATGGTACTGCAGATGCAACTGGTAAGTTTCCATCAATTACTCAGGCAGCTGCTGGTGATCTCATTCGTGGTGTTGTTGTAGGTTTTGGTGATAATCCTTATACGATGACTCATCCTGATACTCCAATGCGCGATTATTGTCCTGCTACTACTGCAATGTATGCATTTGTAGTTGATGATCCTTTTGTAATCTTTGAAATTCAAGAAGATAGTGGTGGTGCAGCTCTTGCAGTTACAGCGATTGGGCTTTCTACTAATGTTGTTGTAGGTTCTGGTAGTACTGCTACTGGAAAGTCTGCAATGGAACTTGATTCAAGTGATACAGGGACTGACGGTACTGGTCAGTGTAAGCTTTTGCGTGTCGTTGATCGCGAGGATAATGCACTTGGGGATCAATGTAAGTGGGAAGTTCTCATTGTTGAGCATGAACTGTTAGTTGCAACTGACGTATAAGGAGATAAATAATGGGAATTATTACAACTAGTAATTTTGCTAAAGATTTGGTTCCAGGTGTAAAGACCTGGTTTGGTCAAAAGTATAAAGAGTATCCGATTGAATTTCTGGATATTTTTGAGAAGACTAATTCAACAAAAGCTTTTGAAGAAGAAGCTGGAGTTACCGGATTTGGTCTGGCTGCTGTTAAGACTGAGGGTGCTGGCGTTGCTTATGATGAGCAGGAGCAGGGATTCGTTAGTCGTTATACTCATGTAACATATGGTCTCGGGTTTATTATTACTCGTGAGATGTATGAGGATGGTATTGCGGTTACTGTTGCCTTGCGTCGTGCAAGTGCTCTTGCGTTCTCGATTCGTCAGACCAAGGAAATGGTTGGCGCGAATGTTCTGAATCGTGCATTTAACTCGTCTTATACTATGGGAGCTAATTCTGATGGTAAGGAGCTTTGTGCTACTGATCATCCTAATAAGTCTGGCGGTACTTGGCGAAATGAGCTTGCAACCGCTGCTGATTTGAGTGAGGCTGCTCTTGAACAGGCATGTATTGATATTGGTGCATTTAAGACTGATCGTGGTTTGACGATTGCTATTATGCCACAGAAGTTGATTATTCCAGCTGCTTTAGAGTTTGATGCATTTAGGATTCTTGAGTCTATTGGACAGTCTGGTAATGCGCAGAATGACATTAATGCTTTGAGAGCTTCTAAGAAGTTCCCTCAAGGTGTTAAGGTCAATCATTATTTGACTGATGCTGATGCCTGGTTTATTGGGACGAATTGTCCTGATGGACTTAAGTACATGGAGCGTCGTGCTGATGCATTCGGTACTGAGAATGATTTTGATACTGAGAATGCGAAGTTCAAAGCTACATTCCGTGGAAGTTTTGGTTGGTCTGATCCTCGAGGAATTTTTGGTTCACCTGGTGCAGCATAACTAATCGTTTGTTCATAAGTGAACGACTAAACTGATTTTAATACTGGTGTCGGGAGAAACCAATCTCCCGGCACTGCTCTGAAAAGGAGTGGTAAAAATGGGTTTAACAAATTATCCAAATGGTATTTCAAGTTTTGGGATGCCTCTGTATGGAAATGGTATTCCGGCTACTGAAGGATCTGTTTATTTTGTCGATTATGGTAGTGGTTCTGATGGAGTAAGTAATAAATCAAACTCACTCAATAGGCCTTTTAAAACTATTGATAAAGCATTAAATCTTGTAACTACAAACAAGAATGATGTAATTTGTCTTCTTGGAAATACAACTCATACTTTGACTGAAATGCTGTCAGTTTCTAAGAATAGAGTTCATTTTGTAGGTCTTGATGCTAGTTCTCGTTATTACGGACAAAATGCAAAAGTTTCTCTCGGAGTAACTACTGCTGCAACAGATATTGGAACAATTAGTAATACAGGTATTCGAAATACTTTCAAAAATATTAAATTTATTAATGAGAATACAGTAGATGAAGGTATTTATTGTTTCGTTGATGGTGGAGAATATACGGTAATTGATGGTTGCGAGATTTATAAATCTACTGATCTCGATGTTACTGGTGCTTCTGAACTTGTAATGAATGGTGATAGTTCATTAGTAATTAATTCTACTATTGGTTCTAACGTGAATGCCACTACTGGAGCTATTGTTAGAGCGAATGTTTTGTTTACTGCAGGATTAGCTGGTGCAGGAAAAGTTGCACGCGATGTGACTTTTGAAAACTGTCGATTTTTGTCAAAAGCAGGTCATATAAATAATCGTTTTATGTATGGAGCAAATGCAACTGATATTGAAAGGATGCTTCATATTAAAGATTGTTTGTTCTTTAATACTAAACTTGCTGCTGCACTTCCTGCCCAGTGTGTAGCATTTGGTGCTGAACAAACTCAAGGTTTTGTTCTTATTGATAATTGTACTTCCATCAATAATACTAAACTTTCTACTACTACAGGTGTTTATATTAGTGGTGCTGTACCTACTTATGCAACGTCTGGTATTTCTGTAGCAGCTTAATTAAGTAGGTTTAATTTTCTGCAATAATATTAATTTATTATTGCAGGAAGTTAAGTTTACTTGATTATTCAATAAAATAATTAAATTAATTTGGAGAAATTATGAGAGCACAAACATTAATAGCATCAACTGAAGCAGCAGCAAATAAAATTTTAATTATTGATGACATTAATAAAGATGGATCAATTTCTATTGTAGGATTAGTCACTTCAGAAAGTGTAGCTATTCAGATTCCACGAGTAGCATCCCCTGCTGTAGATACTGATGCAGACTGGACTAATTTCATTTATGATGGTACTACCTATGTTTTGAATGTAAATAATAATAGAATAAGTCTTCCTTTTCGTGGTACTTATAGGATTGTTAAACCAGCAAGTTCTGGTAATGCTTTTGGAATAGGATTTGAATAATGCTTAGTAATGCACTTGTAGATCCATTACAAAGTTCAGTTTGTGGTTTTAATAGGTTTGGTGGCACCAAGCGCTACCTCTCCGCCGCCCTGATAAGTAGATATATAACAGGCACCTTCGATGTATCATTAGCGTCCCTTCCTGACCTGCAAGGTGTGGATACACGTGATGTGTATCTACGTAATAGCATTCTTGGGGATGGGGTAGGCTATCTATCTTCTGCATTAATTGTCGGGAGCGAAACCGTTGTGTCAAAAAATGGTACCGCCACGGTTACTATAGCCGCTGGTCGCATCAATGTGGGGGTAGGAACACTCTGGTCGTTTGTACTCTCAAATGGTAGCAGTTATGAGTTTGCAAGTAAGTCCGGAAGGGTAGGCTTTTGGTGCATTGATATTAGTGGAAATGAGAGGCATTTAGAGCTAATCAATTTCACAAGCGCGGCCTATGTAAGCGGGATAGCAGCAGGAAGCGACTATCTAAATCAAGCTGGAGTGCAATTATTGCCCCAACTTGAGGTCTGCCCGTTGTGGAAAGCCAACAGGTGGACACCGTCTGGTAATGACATAATAGCAAACGAACCGGATGGGTCAGTCAGTTTCACATATGTAGATAATGCGGGTGGAGGTGCATTATGGCTTGTATGCGCCAATACAGGAGCGCTTAACGCCGGGGTCAATCTTATAGTCGGTAGGGAGTACATTCTTACTGGCAAGGTGAAAATGAATCCTGGGAAATATGCCAGCATGAGTTTGTACTCAGGGACAACCTTTTATTATTTGACTAGCGAAAACATATACAGCGACACATGGAGAGACCTTGAAATAAAATTCACCTGCAACGGTACAGGGCAAAATACACGCTTTGGCCCTCGTCAGTTAAAGTCTGGCGACATAATGTACCTAAAGGACTTATCTGTAAAAGAAAAATACAGTTATAGCATACCTATACCGTCTCTTCCTGTGAGAGATGACCATTTTAAGTTCGGATGGTTTTCTGATTCTCATTACTCTGATCCCCCGGTTACATGTGCTGATATATCAAACACAATAGCATCTCTTACATCAGCATGGGCTGCTGCTGGAGTAGATGCCGTTCTTGGGTCAGGGGACACTTATGATAATAATGGGGCTGCATCAGACCTGACGAAAACAACTACACACGCAAATACATTTCAGGGGTGGTTAGATAATGCTAATGCCCCGTCATATCTCGTAGAGGGGAATCACGACGTTGGATTGACAACAGAAGCAGAATTTCTGGGGGTAGCCACATATACACACTCAAATTGGTATGTAGATATTGGAGCTTGGCGGATAATTTTATTTGCAAACTTTAGGTATTGGAACAGCGGTCTATTCCAGTCATGGTACGACGACATAAATTATCTGCAAGAACAGCTAGTCATAGCTAGAGCTATGGGAAAAAAGGTTATTATTGTAGCTCATACAAGATTGCAGCAAGATTATCCTGGATCTCCGGCCAGTTTTGCAGAAGAACCGACTATACAAGCTGGACTTATTACTCCAAGCGCTCTAACAGGTACAGTCACACTTACGTCTGATACTGCCAGCACCTTTACAACAAAACATATCGGAGAGTATATTTTTTGCAAAGAAGGGACGAATTGGGCAGGGGCTATAATAAAAACGTATGTCTCAGATACAGTGGTAACCGCAGATGTTATTTTGCCATTCGTAAGTCTTACTGCTATCTCATGGGGATGGAAGTCTCTAAGTGCATACTCTTTGCTTTCCAAGGAAATACGCGCAGTAATAAATGCACAAGTAGCGTTGGGTACAGATGTAAAATTCGTCCTTACTGGCCACGAACACTCTGGTTTCGTCCCGATTGATCCAGATGGGTATGGCGTGATCTATATAGGAGTATTGGGATGTTTGACCAGTCTTAACGGTGCGATAGTGGAGTTGCATAATGGCACCTACACGTTAACAGGTATAGGAAGTCAGCCGAGTTATAATGGGACATACTGGACAAGTAGCTATGCACAATCAGCCCTGGATATAGGAAGGGTAAAATACCCATTATATGCAACTGGTGAAATAGTCGATGGGTCAACTTTTACTATTTCGCAGTCTCCAGAATTATTTACAGCACTTGGAGAAGGACCATTCTTTGATGCCTCTGGAGTGCCGAAGACTCTTACGTACACACAATTAATGGCAGCTCATGACGGGGTTAGGGTTTTTACTGGGGCTAATGGTGTCTTGATATATGGCTCTGACACTATCGCTTCAGTAGCAGCGTCAGCTTGTAACTATGTTGGCCATGTATAAAGAGGAGTGAAGTGAAATGTCAATGAACTACTGCCCCTGAATGCCACACGCTCTTCCCCGACTTCGTGTGGATCTGCCCGAAATGCGGTTATGAGATGGAGCAAGATTGTGATGATTGATAGGGATTATTCGTGGCTGGATGCTGCGAATAACAAAAGAATAGGGAATGACGAACCGGATTCATTCACGGCGAGAGAACAAAGGAGGATGCGATATGAAGATTGAAAGTATTGGTAAGATGATGGTGGTGGGTTTGGCCTGGATGATGTTGCTGGGTGGATGCGCCGGACAGGTTGTACAAATAGAGTTTGTTCAAGACTCAACTGATACCAGCACAAATTCATTAGGATTCAAGGCAGATGGTTCCTCTTTAACTACTGCTACAGATCAGGGAAGCAATGGACAGGTTACTCAAACAGCAGTTACGACTCCAGTTGAGGTGAAATAATGTTAAAAAAATCTATCATACCTTTTGTCACCTTAATCTTAATTCTCGGCGGATGTACTGGAAAACTTGTCACTGTTAAGTTTGTGCAGAAATCTAACGGTAATTCAGCAAACGCTTTAACATTTCAGGCTGACGGTACCCATATCTCAACCGAAACCTCACAAAAAGCTACTGGCAAACTTCCTGTGGATTTTATCAACTTCCTTAGCTCTTTATCCGAAGTAAAAGGTGTTGTTAGTAATCTTCAGCAATTAGTCCCTGCCGCCGTTACAGCTCCCCCGGTAGTTGTACCTATTAAACCGACAGTAGCCCCGACAATACCAACCGTTCCTGTAACGCCAACCAATAGTGGAGAAAAGATAACTGTATCGTCCTCTACTGTTGGTTGTGGAAACCCTGTATCTAGTGGTTGTAGGGAACTCTACAAGTTCTCTAATCCTGGAAGTTTTTATGGAAAAAACATAGAAGTCTCTTTTGACAAATCATATACATTTATTGTTCCAAACGGAGCAGTTCGTACTGAACTTCCCGATGGTCGTTTATGGAAGCCTTTAAGTGATGTTGATGGCAAATTGGCTATTCACGGCCCAGGTGGAGCGCATCTGAAAACTTGTACTATTAAATACTCTCCAAAATGATAAAACCATCATATCAAACCGGGGAGTTCTGGCTCTATATTCTCGCAGGATGCGCCACAGTCTATCTTGAAAGCAGGGGAATGACAGTGGACGACCTGACCAAGAAAGGGGCTGTGTTTGTCACCTCAGTCGTAAATGATCCCACTTTTGGTAAATATGCGCTTGTTGTTTTGGCCGGATTCTTTGGGATTACGCGGAACAGTCTCAAAAAGAAAGAGCTTGAGATGAAGCGAGACGTTGAGCTTTCAAAGATTAAACAGGGAATTGATTTTCAATGAACACAATCCCGTTCTGTTTAAAAGGATCAAGGGGGCAGGATATCATCCTAATTGCCACTGAAGATATAGTTTGGCCGACTTATCTGATTGAGCATTTTCCACATTGTTGCGGGGCCGGGGAAGGCATTGGTGATTTACTTGTGCCTGAATCTGTGTTCGGAGTCATTGTTTCGGCAGCATGTTTTATTCACGACTTTATGTGGGAACAAATGACTCCCTCCTGGGAATACTTTCATGCTGCAAATTCGATATTCAGAACTAACATGACTTCTATAATTAACTCTGAATCGGGTAATTGTTTATCAAGGAAACTGCGTATGATTAGAATCATGGAATACTATGAGGCTGTTGATCATGTTGGTGCAATTATATTCTGGAGTCAGGCAAAGAGGAAATGGCTAATATAAAGATATTGTTGGTTATTTTATTCAGTTTGTAAATTTAAAAAAGTAAGGAGATAGCTGTGATTGAAGAAGAAGAGAAACAGCAAGAACACCCACACAGAAGACAAAAGGTACTTACGGCAAAAGATACACAAGATCTTGTATCTGAAATGGTAAGGGCGATCGGCATAAACCATAAAGAATGCAGATTTGATGGAATATCACCAGAAGATTTGAGGCAAACAATATTGTTTTGCAAAAACATGAATGACTGGTTCGATAAAACGAAAAGTACAATTTGGCAAACAACTCTTGTTTCTTTATTGTTAACTATATTCGCAATTTTTGCTATTGGTTATTGGCACAAAAGTGGTCATTAATTTATGATTGAAACTCATAAACAAAAACATTCTCCTGAAAAAGTACAGGGATGGCTAACTCGGATCATTGGGGTTGAGGGCGGATACTCTGAAGATGACAAGATCGGCGGTGCTACTAAGTGGGGGATAAGCAAAAAATCTTATCCGCATCTTGATATATTCAATCTCACCATTGTTGATGCAGAAGCTATTTATCGCAGAGATTATCTTATTCCGTTGCGAGCTGATCTGTTTGAGGATGGAGTGGCATATCAGCTTCTTGATTTTGCTGTAAACTCTGGGCCTATAACTGCAATTAAGCAATTACAAGAGGCTATTGGGTGCGTGCCAGATGGTAATGTTGGCCCAAAGACACGAGCTGAATTATCAAAATATTCTGAAGCATCCCTTATCATGTTATTGGTGGCAGAACGTCTTGATTTTATGGTTTCATTGAGAAATTGGTCTGAAAATTCTCGTGGATGGATTAGGAGAATGGCAAATGATTTACGCTATGGAGTAATGGATATAAATTAATTTTGTTATACAATATAAAAACATGGAATGGTTATATAGAATATATGTTCTTACTTAATCATCGTAGATATTGGAAATATCAATCTATAAATAAAATTTATCTATTATTAAAGGGCAAATAAATGACTTACAGACCTGGTGATTATTTAGTTATCTGCGATCAGTGTGGATTTCAGCGATACGCTACTGATTGTCGAATGACTTGGGATAAGTTATTTGTTTGCGCTGATACTTGTTGGGAAGAAAAACATCCACAGTATGCTGATCCTAAGCCTTTAGGTGAAAAACAAAATGTACCTGTATATCGTCCTGAACCAGCAGAAGTTTTTATAACTGCTCCAATAACTCAAGATGATTTATAAGGTGGAGAATTTTAATGCTTAGAACAGATTACGTATTTGATGCTAGTGCAAAAACCATAACTTTTACTAATACTGTAACTGAATCTTATTTAGAAGTTATAGTAAATAGTGTTGATGGGATAATCATTTATAATTCAATTTCACCATCAACTACAGGAACACTTGTAGATAAAGTCCTTACATTAATATATGATACGTCAGCAATGTCTGATGCTGATGATCTTCAAATATTTTATGGTGAGACTGCAAGGGCTACTTCTGGATATACTTTTGCAGAATTAATAGCTAGAACAAATACTCTTGTAGATGATTCGGATATTGCTACTAGTTTAGGAAATTTTATTAATCAGGGAGTATTTGAAATCGCTGGTGGTATGCAATCATCTTTATCTGATATGATTACACCACCATTGCCTGATCTTTTTTCTATAGATACTGTTACAACAAATACTGCGTTAGCTTATGTAAATATGCCAACTACTTATAATAGAAATCTTCAACTTGCTGTATCAGCACGAGGATCTGAAATTGATATAGCACATTCTTTTATTGATTTTGTTACAACATATCCAGCACTTTCTAGAGTTGGTAACATTTCTGAGGTTGTTGAGCATGGCGGAAAATTATACTATCAAGGAATACCATCTACCAGTGAAATTTTAACCTTGCATTTTTACCGTAAACCTGTTATAATGATTTATGATACAGATGTACCAGATGGTATTCCTGTACATTTGCAAATGGCATTGCTAACAAATTTTGCTGCTTGGAAAGCTTATGAGTTT